CCACCACCTTGAGCATCGTACTCGGCAATGTCTGCCATATTGTCGGATGTAAAATCTTGCGGGTTATAAGTCTCAGTGTCCCAAGTTAGTACATGGATTTTGTATTCATCATATGACTCCATGATACCTTTAATCTCACTCAAGAAGATTTTGCAGTCTTGGTCGCTGATACTGCCAGACATGTCAATGGCAACTACAACGTCGATCTGGGTACCGGGCATCATGCCCGGCATGATGGCATCCATGTGCCAGCCTCGGCGGCTTGCCCGCATCCAACTAAAATCGCTTTTAACTGTACTTTGGATCTGTTGCTCCAACAGTTCGCGCCAGTTCATGACCGGAGCAGTAAGATCCTTGACAAGACGTCGAACGCCAGCTGGCAAGTCTCCGGCACTTGCAGTTTGTGACGCGGTAATAACAGCCTGTTTAATCTCGTCGCGAATCTGTTTCTTCTCTTCTTCGCTGAGACGAGGGCGACCTTTGCCATCCTTGTCACCATCGCCACCTTCGCCTTCACCATCGCCGTCACCATCCATGTGCTCGTCGAGCAATTGTTTAGCCAGCTCTTCGATATTGATCTTCTCAGCATTCTCAAACAAATAGTCGTAAACTTCTTCTGCACTCTTGTCGGCAAATTTAGGATCGTACAAACAGCCAACTTTGGTAATTTTCTCGCCAATTTTGTATTTGATCAAATCTGCATTGACGCAATAGTCGTCGGCAATATTCCAAAGGCGTGGCTCGCGATCTCCACGACGTCCCATGTGATCATATACTGCATGAAGGACTTCGTGACCAAACAGGAATTCTGTTTCTCGTAAACTTAGCATGTCAACAAATTGACTATTATAGTAGAAGTGGCGACCGTCAGTTGCCGCAGTAGGGCACCAGTCATCGGCGTTGATAATTTTAAAACGTGTAGCCAAGTTACCAAAAAACGGAGCCTTTAGAAGAAGCGCAACACGAGCAGTAACCAATTTATCACGCACTCGGGCATCGACTTTGGGGTCGGTTTTGGTCTTTTCTTTTGAACGATCGATGACAGTGGTATTAGACATATGAACTCCTTGTTAATATAGTTATTGTACAATAAATTGATTTTCGTGTCATGTTAAATGGAGGACTTACAGATTGCTCCTGCCTCCTGCCAGTGACTAGCTAGCGAACCTTACTTGGCCGCCGCGGCAATCACGTACTTGCCAAATCGTTGATGGAATTCATCAAAGCTAGGCAGTTTGCCGGGCAACAATTTAAGATTGTATGTAGTAAGTGCAACACGAGCACCCATAACAACCAGTTCAGTGGTAAAATTATCCATCATAAAACGCAAAAAGCATTCGCTCTGTTTGTGCCAGTCGTCCAGCTTGTTAGCGGCACCAAGTGTTTTAAAGCTGTCTTGGAGCTCGTAGCACATACTAACAGTCAACGAGTACATGGCACTAATATCTTTAGTCTTGAGCTCTTTGACCTTGCCTGACAAAATGTCCTCGGGCTTGGGCATCTTGCCTGCCACCTTACGGTGCGCCATGAACTTGACAGCAAGACCTTCTCCTACTGTACCTGCAATCAGATCTGTAAGTGTGTCGTCGGAGATGCTTTCATCATCCAAGAAGCGACTTACAAAAGTCCATGAACGTGGTGTAGCAAAACTACGGCTAGAACTACGAGGATCAAAGTCAAATAGATCTTGCTTGGCAAAACTAATGTAACCAACCACATCTTTGTGAACACGGTTCACCACGGCCCACTTTTCCCAACTTGGAAAATCTACACGAAGTTCTTGGTGGATGAAACGATTGGCAAGCGGAGTAGGCATACGATAAGTAACACCTTTGTCGCTTTCACGGTTACCCGCGGCAACGATAACTACATTCTTGGGCAGTTTATACTTGCCAACTTGTCGATTAAGCACCAATTGGTAACCAGATGCTTGTACAGCAGGTGCCGCCGCATTCATCTCGTCCAGGAACAAGACCACAAGCGGATACTGGCTGGCAGTTTCTTCGTCGGGCAAGTCAATTGGCGGAGCCCAATCCATCTTGTTATTCTCTTTGTTATAGAATGGAATACCACGAAGATCCGTGGGCTCCAACAAAGGCATACGCAGGTCAATCATTAGTCCACCAAGCTCTTCGGTGATACCGGCGATCAATTCCGACTTACCAATGCCGGGTGGGCCCCAGAGGAACACAGGAAGTTTGGCCTGGAAGCACCGCAAAATACTGTTACGAGCAGATTGGGTAGTTACGGTTCGATTTTCAGTCACTGACATTAGAAATACTCCTTAAAAAATTAATGTACTTGTATTGTACAATTTCACGAATTAACCTGCAAATCTTAGATGTAAAAATCTTGATCATGAGCAGGAACAACCAAGTCGTAAATGACTTCACGAACTGCGGTATCCATAATTTCGCCAATTTCGGGATTGGCGTCAGCGGCCTTGGTCATTGCACGATAAGTATCGGCCCAAGACCATTGGCATTGTTTTGCCAGTTCAACAATCATGTCTACTGCAAAGTCGCCAGCACGGGTAAACATACCATATTTGCTATCGTAGTATTCCATCTTGAACTCCTGTTTGTTTACTGTATGTATGTATTGTATATTAAACGGATTTTTTGGACAACCGTTTTATACACTAAATTCGTACATCTTGACACTAGAGTCTAGTGTGATCAACTGCTCTGCGGCCTTGGTTAGTTGACGATATTTGGCTTGCACCTGACTACGTGGCAGTTCGCCGTCGCAAGTCAAGTTTTCAGGGCTAAGATCAGAATCCAAACTATCAGCAACTGCCTGGCGACCTTGGGCCGTTTGGATTTCGTATTGCTTGCCTTTAAAGATTGCGTTCCAGCGATTTTTCTGTTCTACGTAGGCTTTAAGTTCTTTCATACCAGCTCCTGTTTGTTTACTGTATGTATGTATTGTATATTAAATGGATTTTTTGGACAACCGTTTTATGTAAAATCTACGGCAATTTCGTTGCCAGCATTGCTGACTAGCGGCTTAGTAGCGAATGATTTTTTAACAGTTTCAACAAAATCGTCAACCATGCCAAGGGTAACATCGTTGATACCAAAGAACATGGTACCTTCGTAAAAGTGAGCATCTTCAATACCGCACTCTTTGGCAACATCTAAAACACGTTTTTCAAAGCCCATTTTTTGCTCCTGTTTGTTTACTGTATGTATGTATTGTATATTAAATGGATTTTTTGGACAACCGTTTTGTGTCAATTAATCCATGTACTGCAAATCTGACAGAATTGACGCACAGGCTGACAACTCATATTGTTCCATAAGGTTGCTAGTTGGGCTGGTGCTGTGACTGGGATATTTGCTACCATGTAGCACACGATCCAACATTGTAGATTTAATGTTGTCTATGTCAGCATGACCTGCTTCCAATGCCACAATAATTTGATTCAGCACTTTAAGAGTGGCCGCACTGCGGAAAGCATCACAACTCCACACAAAAGCATAGGCAGGGTCTTTGTCGAAGTCTACTTTGAACTTATCAAGTCGAGCAGTTTCTGATTCTGCACGGCGTTGGAAACGAGCTAGTAATTTTGCTGACATCTTTAACTCCTGTTTGTTTACTCTATGTATGTATTGTATATTAAATGGAATTTTTGGTCAAATTACGGGCAAATTGCTGAAAAAATAGACAAAAAAAGTGTTGCTTTTGGGCAACACTTTTAAGAGTTTAAAAAGTAATACTTGGGTATTAAGTCCAAAGACGCCCACGAATTTTAATTAAACGAATCATCATGGCTTCATCTTCTGCTTCGTACAGTTGTTCAATTTCTTGTGTTTTGTCTAGTGCAACACGAGCCATTTCGGCCTCCTCGGGCGTTTTATCTGCAAGGTCTAACATGTGATCGCCTCGCTGTCTACGCATTTCACAGTAGGCAGTCCATCCACTGACATCGTGCGGATCGGGTCGGTTAGGATAAACTTCCTTCCACCATAGATAAAGTTCTTTGATCTCCTTGGCACTTTCTGCTTGCGGAGTGGCCTGGCCATATTCTGGATCATCTGGTTCGCACCAGTCGTTATTGGTCAAAGTCATTGCCCAGTCCAAGTGGTCCAGACCGGCTTCGGGGCAACGCCATACACGCCAACGGAACCAACCACTTGCCCAGAACGGAGGATTGTATTTTGCGGTGTCTTTTTTGTCGCTCCAAGCGATATGACTCCAAGCTGTTTCTATTTCAACGAAGTCAACAAGTTCGTTGAACAAGCAGGGTAGAAACCTGTTACCAACATCCTGCCACTGCCCGGGCTTGATGTCCCTAGGGTGAGCAGTGAGACTATGAGTGCGACTAACCCAACGGTTATTAATATAGTACTTAACATCATAAATTTTATCTACAGGCCACCAAATAAAGTTTTGAACTGCGTCCAGGGCCTCTTCAGCAATCCAGTAACGAACAGGATACTTTGTTTTTGCGTCAATTTCCCAATCACGCCAGCCGCGACCAGTCTTGGCTCCGCCTTTTTCAATGCCGCGGATCCAGTCAGCGAACGGACTGCAACTCCAATATTTTGCTCTTTGTGCCATCCATAATCATTTTCACCGTGGCGAACAATAACATCTTCGCCTGGATTATAGTGTAACTTCTCACCCCAGCTTGTGTCAACTGATCCGGAGTGATCAGCTACTTTGGCAACTTTAATAATTGGCTTAGGAGTACAAACACCATTACCGAGGTCATTCTTTAATGACCAGAACTTTTCAGGAGTAATAGGATATTTCTCACCTTTTGGACCAGTCATAATATAAAACCCTGTATCATATTTTACAGGACCCTCTAATGTATCAATCGTTCCGGGTTCTTTTGCAATTTCGTATTTTTCTTTTGCTGGTTTTTTAAAGGTTTGAAACCCTCCCTTAAACCAGTCATCGGTGATTTTTAAACCTTCTACGATATTGATAAACTCACGGATCATTTACGATCACCAAATAACTGTAACAGATTAATAAACAAGTTAATAAAGTCCATGTACAAGGTCAATGCGCCACGTACTTCTGCACTATCACTAGTTTCTACTGAAAGTTCTTCACGAATCTTTTGCGTGTCATAGGCAGTCAATCCAAGGAAGATGATGATTGCTAGTGCGGAGATCACCATCTGCATCACGGTGCTGCCAATAAAGATATTAACGATACTGGCAATACAGATGGCGATCAAACCAACAAACAAGAACTTACCGACACTATCTAGACTCTGTTTAGTAAAGTATCCATACGCACTCATTGTACCAAACAATATAGCCGCACCCATAAAAGCACTAACAATTGACCCCATGGTGAATACAGCAAAGATCGTGGCAAAGCTCAATCCCATTAGGGCCGCAAATCCATGTAGGCATAACTGTGCCACACCTTTACTAGGATTATTAGCTAATACCATTGCCACACCAAAGATTGCTACCAGTGGTGAAAAGATCACAATCCATTTCATTACACCTGTAAAAAAGAATGCCAATAACTCTGGACTAGAGCCCACAAAGTAACTCACAAGCATTGACACAATAACAGCAAGACTCATGTGTCCGTAGACACGACCCATTGCTGAGTTAATTTCGCTAGCAGAACGATATGACATTCCGCCTGTGTACGTTGTTCCAAACATAATAATCTCCTTATTCAGTTAATGATTTAATACTAAAGTCTTCTTGTCGAACTGGGGTAACAATCAACCCCGGTTGGTCTGGAAATCTTTTTACAAACTTTTCTCTAAATTCATCCAAAGTCTGACCCCAGGCTATAAACGAACCAGTTTTGATATCGTAGCCAAAGAATCCAGTTTCGTTTCGTTCAATGGTGACCCAGATAAACTTTTCGTTACCAATTATTTCTTTTTTTGCAGGCTTGACTGAAGTGGCCACACTTCGAACAAAGCCACGAAATAACAGATAAACAATAATTCCCAAAAATACAAATTCAAGATCAGTCATGTCACACTCCAGTTTGTAAATTATAAATTATTTTCTTTGCCAAGTCAATTCGATCAGGAACCGATTTGGCGCCCAGTATCACAATGGTATAAAGCCGTTGATTTTCTTTGATTACAAAAGTTACACATCTTCCAGCTGGGCCGGTAAATCCAGTTTTACTCATAACAATATTACTAAATCTATTCAGCAAATTTGAATTGGTATTATCCAATGTAATCAAACTCTTTTTCTTTTTGGTTTTTGTTTCTACCGTAACTTGTTTTTTAGCACTAGTTTCTTTGATAAACTCGTAATAGGTAAAGGCCAAGTTGGTCATTAGGTTTACTTCTTGTCCGGTGCTGAGATTATTTTTTCCCAGCCCACTGGGATCAACAAAACTAGTATTATGCATACCAAGCAGAATGGCTTTTACATTCATTGCTCGAATAAACTCTTCTCTGCCCCCAGGATAGTCTGCCGCCAACATCTCTGCGGCAGAATTATCACTTTTAACCAACAAGGCCTTTAAGAGGTCGGATCTAGTATATTCTCTTGCAGGCAACCTACTGCCTAGCACTGGTTTAAAATAAATTTTTTGATCCAAGTCCTGCGTATAATCTAAATAGACCATTGCTGTCATTATTTTAGTAATGCTAGCAATGGGACGTACTTGATCGCCGTTTTCCTCCAATACCACTTGCTTATTCTCTTGATCATAAACCCAGAGAGTGTGTGCCGATGTTGAAAGATGCCACAGCGTTAGCCATACAATAATAAAAAGTCTCATTAACTATTTAAGTCATTTTAGACCTAGCTGTATACGCAGAATTTCTTCAATCATTTGATTGAGTGTTATATCTCGTTCGTGTGCCATTTGCATAAGAGAAAACAAAGATTCTTTGTCTAAATCCACTGGTATACTGACTCGTGTATCGTAATCTTCTCCTGCTCGGATGGCCAATGCTTTTTGTATCCAGTCATCGTCCTCTTCGAGGTCTACGAAGTCAACACTGTCCCAGGCCTGGTCGGCCAGTTCAGAGTTGTTCCTTTTAGCATACTCCTCATAATCTGTTTTGTAGTCTGGATTGATCAATCTATAAGCTCGATCGTTTTTATAATCACATGCTTCAACAATAAAGACTGTTTGCTTTACAGTATCAAATATAATATTAAAACTCCAGCCGTCATGCTCACCGTTCCAGGCCGACAGACTATATGGTTTAGACCCAATCGGAAAACAGTTCCAAGTGTACTCGCTACCTTCGGTGATACGGTACTCAACAACTTCCATAAATTCTTGCATTGAAATCATAATTGAAAATCTCCAAAATTTAAGTGATTAATTAACGTTGACGCAAACGTTCTGACGCAGACTGACAGTATATACACAATTCACAACCAGCAACAGCACGTTGACGCTCGATTGGAATGTCTTCGCCGCACTCGACACAATGACTCAGACTTGGTCCAGTCTTTAAGACACTTCTAATAGCCGCAACTGCCCGATCTGTGAAAATTTGTGCGGCCAGTTGTGCTTGTTCTGCTTCTTCAGACGTTTCACGTTGAATATTTACAATAGTATTTTCCATCATTTATTTACTCCAAAAAAGCTAAAATGTTTGCCTAAGTCCCATTCGTGCGGGTTAGTAATAGCTTGTCCGTTGAATGTTTCGTATTGAGCAGTAAACACCCCAGTGTATCTATCAAAGAAGTGCCAATAGCTAGGTGTTTTGTTATTAAATCCACTCTTGCTTAACTGTGCATCATTTTCTTTGCTAATCAAACAAGTAGGAGGATTCATTGCTTGTTCAATGCTAATACGATCTTGTATTAACAAATCTCTAATACGACTTTGCGGGATCATGTGTTCAAAAATACAATTATCAACATCAACATCAACTTGTCGATAATGAGAACCGATGCTGCCTTCGATACAATAACCATGGCCACGACGCAACAACAAGTCAATCATGTCACGAATCAATCTAGCACGTTGATCAAGTGTGGTTAGATTGCGATACATTTCAACATAGCGTTTAACTTCAGAAGCAATAAACTCTTTGGTAATGCGATATGCATCTTCGTTTCGTTCTACCATTACTTGGCGATAGTTGATTTCTTCAAACCCTTCAACCGCCTCCTTTAGCAGTCGAAGAGCCTGTTCAATTTTTTGTTCAGGTATACTCATTAAGCAACTCCTTGCGAGATTACTACAGGTGCCTTATACAAATTTGCATGATTTGGAATTAATGCCGCATCAACCCATAGTCCTTTTTCCAACTCAAAGTCAGCACCGTCGCTGGGAATAGGCAAGGCACCACCGTTGAGTTTATAAACTTCACGCATGAACTTGAACATGCCTTCGGGTACGTTCCAGGTGTTGGATCTACTGATCCATTTAGCATGACGGCTTGCCGACGTTTCAACATGTTCGCTGTTGGCAAAACTCTGTGCTACACCCTTACAAACCTGTAGCATCCAGTCTCGGGGCATTTTCTTGCCCAAGCTGTTAACAACAGTATTCATATGATACAGACCAATGTAGATACCGTTTTGGATTTTGGACTGTTTGGGCCAAGTCTTGACGATAGCTTCAAGAATCTGTCCTGCTACTTTACCAGTTTTGTCTGCACCCATGGGCTTGTAAGCATAGTCAAAGTGACTCATGTAAAAGTCTTGACGTTCTGCAACCGGGATGATTTCTGGCTTTTCAACAAAGTCGATCTTGAGTCGGTTAAACTGCTCTTGCAGATTGTAGGCTGGAATAGTTTCCTCGTCATACACACCAAGGCTGTAAAGACGAATGTTGTTGCGGTGGAAGTCTGGCCTGCCAATTTTCTTTACCACACTGTTGCTGGTTCGGAAAGCATAGCTTGGGAATTTGGGATCTTCATCGACTACTACAGTAACATAAATTTCTTCAAAGCCAAGGATAGCCAGGGTCACACAACGGTGCTGGGCATCGTACACAAACAGTCGTTTGAATTTGTAAATGTGTTTGGCGGTATCAATCAGTTCTACCAAGTCTAGATAGGTATTACAAGCCGCCGGCTGACAGATGCGGTTGTCCCACTTGGCTAACAGTGCCAAAATTGTTTTGATGATTACGTCTCGTTGTACTTCGTAGTCAATCCAGATGATTGATGTTGATACTCGTATGCCGCCCAGTGGGAATCGATATCCCGAGTTAAAAACACGGCTTCGTAGTTGTGCAAGTTGTTGGTCAGTGACGCCGTGTTCGTCCTTCAATTTCTGAAGAATTTCTACAGCAACATCCGACAGTGAGCGCGAAATTCGCTTTATCATTTGTTTCTCCTAGAGTTAAAAATAATGTAGATTTTTGCCTACCACTGAATTATACAACAAAACAGAATATTTGTCAATATAACTATTTTGTATTAAGATTGTAAATTATCTAGATATTGTGCAAGATTGCCGGCATGTAGTAACAACATTAACGCATCTTGCTCGCCGAGCAAGTAGATGGTACCGCGTTTTTGCGGAACTGCAAAATTGTTTTTGTTATAGTATTTTAAATGGTAAGGCTCTTCTATCAGTCTTTCTAACTGTAGAAGATGTTTGGAATTTATATCGTGTGATAGATTAACTTCGGTGAATTTTAAATTTGTAAACTTTGTAACAAACCCGTAACCGAGTTTGGTCAAACGCATACTATTTCGATTTAGTGGATTGACCCACCACAGATTTGAGAAATTTGGATACGAAGATTCAACAGTTGATCGAGCAGAGTTTAAGAATTTCTGCTGATATTCTGACTGTTTATCATGGGTAGATCTTGTCACCTTGTTTTAGCAAGACAACTGTGAATTTGTCTGACTTGAATAATGTGTTTAATTTTTTTGCTAAATTAATAGCATGACCCGGATTGGAGAAACTGACTTTCTTGTATTTTGGGCCAGGATATGCAACCAGTATATTGTGAGATTTTAAATTAATGGGTTGATTATCGTAAAACACCGCCCAGATACCTTCACTGCTAAGTACTTGGTCACTTTTATAGTTTTGTTTATTAACGTATTCTAATAGAACATTCGGTTTAGGTCTTGACATTTCAACGTTTCCTTATAATTTATTTATGACAAAATATACGTAGTTTTTGAAATTAGTCGGTGTTGAGTTCTCTGGCCCGCTCGGTGGCTTCTTCCTTGGTTTCAAATGGTCCAACAAATTCATAGCGTTGCAAAGTAATGAGCTTTGGGCAAAACGCTTTGGTCCAAACAGTACTAAATTTGATCAAGTAATGTCCTGCACAGAAATAACTTTTACTCTTGGCTGTTTTAGTAAAAATGGGCAATTTTTTTCTTACATCATATAAAAGATTGTAAGGTTTAAACGTCGACGAATATCCATACACATCGTAGATGTTTTGTTTAACTGGCGGCTTCTCTGTTTTCTTTTGTTTATCAAAAACAATATTATGTTTCTTCCCCAACAACTTGACACTAGGAAAGTAACTGCGTTCTTGATCCTGTACGTAAACTACTCCCCCAGTTTCGTCAATGGTTTGAATAGTGGCAATTTTTTTGCCATGATTTTCTACAATCCAAAACTTATTTTTAACAATTGGTTTGGCTAACAGCGTCTCCATATAATTCCTTTAGTGAAAATGTTCCGGGTAATACATCATTTGCTTTGCTCAAACTCATCAATTATTTTTTGTAGTTCAGCTTCGGCATCCCAATTTTCATCAACCTCGATATCGTCTTTGCTATCGATCTCCATATCAAATTCATTAAGAATTTCTAAGGCTAATGCTTCTAGTGTGGCCGCAGTCCAGTTTTCTTTTTGTTCGTATGCTACAACAATTTCGCGCTCAATAAAATGCATAACATGTTTGATAATTTCTTCGCCAAATTTTTGTTGTAAGTTGGAATTGACTGTAGGGTAATGCGACCCACCGGCTAGCAAACTAAACTCTTTAAATTTTTCATTCATGTTAATTTCCTTGGTAAGGAGCAACCAACAACTCCACATAATTCTGTGCTTGGTCACCAATTCGGCTTAGCTCAAATTTTCCACAAAACTTTAAAAATTTTGTACCAACTTGCGGCACGTTCTTGGCTATAGAATTTGCTTTTATAGTACTGATTATTTTTTCTTTAATATCGTCGGGCTGGGCAGTCAGATCCACTAGGATCCTGTTTCTTTCGTAGTCATCTAATACTCTGTGTTCTACATCATTGTGGTCTACCCATCTTTGTAGCATGAGATTGTTCCACGCAAAACCTTTTTTGTTCATGTCCTCGAAGGCTTCGGCAAGACCAACTTTGTTTTTAGAACCTTTGGTACGCACACCTGGATAGGCCGAGAACACATTGTCTGATGTATCGCCACGCATACATTTTTCAAAAAGAATCCACTTAGGATCGGGAATTCTTTTTGCCTCTTTAGTTTTTTTATCAACAACCGGTTTGCCTTTTTTATCAAAGATACCTTCTAGGGTATGCAACTCATCGGCAATGCCATTATATTGTTTGACATTGGGAGCCAGCAACTGATAGAAGTCTGTGTCCGAACTTACAATAACGTGTTCATCGTTAGGGTGACTTTGTATCCATCCTGCCACCAAGTCATCTGCCTCGAGGTTTTCGTGCCTGAGAACAGTACAATTTGTTTTGTCTTGCAGAAACGTTTTGAGCTCATCAAAAGTTTCCCAAAAGAGCTTGTCTTCTTCTGCTTCAGTTTCTGTAAGGGCGGCACGTGCGACTGCACGGTTCTTCTTGTACGGTTCATAAAAGTCCTTGCGCCAGCTTCGACCTTCTAAGCACCAAACCACATGGTCGGCTTTCTGATCTCGCCAGGCTTTGTTAACACTACCCAAGGTCACGTGGATAGCAAAACCCAACTTGTCCCACGTATCGCTTTGACGGTGGGCACTGTGACGGGCACGGAAGAATGTGTTAGCTGTGTCTACAATTAGATATCTCATGTGGTAATAATAGCATATTATTTAGGTTTCGTCAACTCATTATGCACAATTTGGCTATATAAGAATTTGGCCCAGGCCGCATGTGCATCGGCACCAAAATGGTATGAGTCTGGGCGAACTGTTTTAAACCCATGTTGAATACACCATTGGTAATAGGTGCCGTTTGAACAGTAAGGATCAATGTAGCAGTTGTTCCAGTCAAATTTTTTGTCTATGTGCAATTCGTCAAAATGACTGTAGGTATTGAAAAACAAATGTCGAATACCTTTGCGTGTCAGGTCCAAATGAAATTTGTAAATTGTATTATGTGACTGACGCATTTCTGTAGGCCAATCGATTTCGCTAATGTATTTTGGGTATGCATCCTTGAGCCATGCAGGCCAATCCTCACCAACACCGCCGGCATTTACTTGCCAAACTATTCCAGTTGCTGGATCAGAAAATTCAGCTCGTTCCCAAGTGCTCCATCCAATTACAATATAATCTGGTTTTTGCTCACCGGTTATGTAATCCCATGTAGTTCGAATAACTCTTTGATTACTGCTAGCCGACTCGGCATCACAGTACAATACAGCATTCATCATATTGGCCAATTCACATCCGTAACTTACTCGCTCGTTGTCGGGGTGTGGTTGCCTGCCCAAGGCCCAGTACAGTGGATCGTCTTCGGCAAAGGCGTAGGAGTTTACTGCCTCTGCGCCAGCACTGTGACTGTCACCATTTACATAAAGAATCACGATACTTCACTACGTCCGTCGCCTAAGTCTTTGCGGTCAACAATGCGTGGTCTAGCTTCCATTGGTTGGTTACTTTCCCATTGTTCAAAGTTTTCTAAAACTACATTGCGGCACACATCCTGAAACCAACGATCAACAATGTCAACATCTGTTTTGCCTTTGTAACCGGCTTTTACTAATCGAGCTACAAAAATTTCATTCCAATCTAATTCAAATGCACCATTGCCAATGTTGTCGGGGTCCACTTCAACAGATAATACATTGACCCAAGGCTCTCCGTTTTCAGTGGCCAATTCCTTTGGAGATTTTTTCTTTGATGTTTTTGGTTTAGTATTTTCTACTGGTGCCGACTGCTCTGGCATTGCAGGAGCGGCCACTTCTGGTTTTTTGCCAAACAGTTTATCTAATAGATTCATTAGGTACCCCACTCGTTCTTGAACAACGGCACTTGCAATCTGTCGCTGTAGCGTAAACCATGTCGCATAGCTAGGTCTGCCACTGTGCGATTGTTCAGCGCATACACACTCTCTACTCCGCCCACAGGCATCAGATAAACATGTCCTCGGAATCCTGCTTTGCGGAATTCAACAGTGGCAGTAACAGCATCATCAAAATCATCTTCGGTGGCAATAACAAACTTCAAGTATGCTGTGCCAACTTGTTCGTACTCGCGAACAATCTCAGGACAGATAGCATCTTCCCACTTCTCGCCACTGCAAGGAAGTTTAGCACTTACTGAGAATGTAATTTCTCGAATTGGTCCACCATTGTGCCATGTTCTTGTTTGCCAGGTTTTCAAATACTCTTTAAATTCCGGAGTTAACTTTTGAGTACCATTGGTTTCAAATGTGATCTCTGTCAAGCCCGCCATCTTGGGATGATCCAACAAGTCTGGATAAGCACGTTGCCAACCCAGCAATGGCTCGCCGCCTGTGATAACCAAGTGTTCATCTTTCCATTCATTGTAAGGAATAATTTCCATAATGCGATCTACGATGGCATCTGTGGTCAGCATCGGACTAAGTTCTTTAAAGTCAGGATGCCAGCTAGCATAGCTGTCACAGCCTGTACTGACCAGTGGCAAGTCTTCGTATTTCTCAAATGCTTTAATCATTGTATGCGTGGCCGCAATGTCTGTGGCCTCGTGACTTACCTGGCCACGTGGCATGCCAAAGCCCTCGCATTTAAAGTTACATCCAAATGTGCGTAGAAATACACTAGGCACACCCATGTAGCGGCCTTCTCCTTGAATACTGTAAAACAGTTCTGCTATTTTAATTTTGCTCATTTAAGTCTTCTTTAAAAATATTTGACCATTGTTTTAGTTTGGCAATTTTGTTGTCTGCGGCAATACTAATCTGTTCGCTACCTACTAGATTGAACTTGATGCACAAATCAATCATTGCCTGCAAGTCCCCTAGCTCTTCTGCCAGGTGGTCTCTATTTGTTTTAGGTTTGCCCGGCTTAAAGTTATCTAATCCAAAGCGATAACATTTAGAGATAGCCTGTGTTACTTCTGCACATTCCTCTTGTGTAATGAGCAAGATTTCATTTTCTTTTGAGTTCATATTAGTTCCAATGACGTATTGTGTTTGCAATAATAAAAAAGCAGGTCACAACATGTATTATAACCCAGAACGTTTTAAAGAACAAGGCTATTCGGGCTTCTCGGCGTGTGAGAATTGGCACGTCGGGTCGGTCATCGTCGGTATTACCCATTAGATGACCGGTTGCTCTAGCCCAGATTTTTTCCAAGCTGTTCATGTTTCTGTTTTTCGGGTGTGTTAATGTGTGTAGGATTAGGCTTTGTATGAGCAATTCCGTATTGCTGATGCATCCATGCTACAAACTTCAACACTTCATCTTCTTGAAAATCGGTGTGAAGTCGTTGACTGTTGTAAACAGTGGCACTGAGTACAACTTTATCTAACCATTCTTTGTCTGTCATGCAAACAAATCCTCATTCCATTCACGGTGACCTTCACGGAAAGCCATGTTGCTCTGCGTTTCACGTACTTCTACACGATAGCACCACAAACGTGCGGCTTCGCCTGGTCCCCACATCTCAGGAATGTATACGCCATTCACATACTTGTACAGCATGTCAGACAGTCCCTCACAGCCTAGTTTTGGTAACACAACTATCTTGGCCATGTTACGTTCTTGTAACAGTTTAAATGTTTCCATTTCGGGATCATCTTGTGCTACAATAAGTGTATGGTCAAATTGATCTTCTAGTGTTCGCTTTAGTTCTTTTAGGCCACCGTAGTCGGCAGCCCAGTTGCGGACATCTAGGTCATTGGTACCAAAGAAAAACTTCATGCTAAATGAATAGCCATGAATTAAATTACAATGACTGTCTGCCCTCCACTGTCTATAGGCGCAGGGAAATGCGTCATGGTACTCTTTGGTACTTGTATATTTGTAAACTACTGGTGTCATGCTGTTTCTCCTATGTTAAATTTTAGCATAGGCTGGCAGAGTTTGTATAGCGGGATGAAAGCCAAAGGCCGCTTGGAATAATATTTATTATAGTTAATTGTGCATAGAAAGCAAACCATTGGCTAACTTTTTCAACTCTTCATCAGTCATGAAAAATTGATAGGTTGAACTAAGATCTACTTCTTGATTTTTGTTCTTGGATTCTTGAATGAACTCAATGGCATTGAGTTCACTAGGTTTAACGCATTTCCAACTTTTTACACGCAATCGAAATGCTTGATCATCTTTGATAATAAATTCTTTCATACATTCTCCTTTTGAAATTCTCTAAAATTGTGCGATGCAATTTGGTCAAGAAATGTCATTAAAAACATTGTGGCCACTGGACCGTCGGTTCCATTAAAGTGTAACCTTACTTGTTCTGTACCGTTTTGATGATAATGACACCATTTACCTTTGCCATATGACACATATAATCTTTTAACTAGTCGCCCTCGGTAATCCCAATAGTCATCATGTTTTACATTACCACCAACTTCTTGGAACCATTGTATCATGTTATCATTGAGTTTTTCTAGCTCAATGGTTATTGGATAATTGACTGTACAGCCAGGTGGCAGTGTTATCATGTGTAAGACTTTTTAGAAGCACGATGAGACAAATATTCCTCGTGTTGGATCCATTTATTCTTTACGAGAAATCCCCATTCTCTACGTTGTGGACCAGGCATGAACATTGTCCAGCAGTCTGTTCCTTCTTTAAGCTCAACACGGTGATAGCTATTAGCACTGCAAATACGGAAGTGCCCAGGACCACGCCAATACCGTGTATGACCGACAAGGGCACCCGCCGGATTAAAGTTCGGAATGTGTTCATAATATCCACCTTTTAGAATTAGAGTAGCGTAAGGCCATGGATGATCATGCACATCATCGGGGTCTGATTTAAGGAACTTGTGAAGAAACACATTGAAGGGGAAATGCTTTCTATCCTTAAGAAAAAGGTAGTAGCGTTCGAGGTAAGGTTCATTGTTTATCCTGTCCAATACAATACGTTTGCGACCTAATTTTTCTAAAATTTTAAGAAGCCACATAATTATTTGTCCTTAGGTTGGAAATGGCCATGCGTTGCTGGGCGTTGGACGAGATTTTAGTTTTACATTTTCTTCAATCACTGTGCCGTCATCCTCGCACAAGCTGACTTGGTATGGTGCAATAATATGCACTGCGGCATCTTCTTCTTGCCAATCATGTTCACCATCATAGAGCCAACCTGCTCCACCTTCGTAGTATGCTTCTTTTAGTTCTTGTTGTTCCATTTCGTCGATGTCATCACTGAATTCCCATTCAATGCTGATGCTGTCGTCAAACTCGCAACCCCACCCGGCATCAGTTTTAGCGTAAGCAACCTTATCACCTTCCCAAGGAAGATTACAATCTAAGTCTTCTTCAATAAAGCCCTGACCCCAACGGTATGTTTCGTCAATGTTGAACCAACTTGTAGTGCCATCTGGGTTCTCACGAAACATCTCCACATGGTAGACAATGCTTTTCTTTTCCAATGGTTTGATTAGATAAACTCGACTCATTTAAATCCTCGATAAGCATCAAATATAAGGGCACCACCAATTGTGAATCCTATAATAGCAACTCCGTAATTGCCATTGAATAATGCACTTAGTCCAGACAGTACATTTAGTCCACCAATTGTGAGGCTAATTGATTTACTGTTACGATTACACCATTCTAAAAATTTATCTAACATTATTCTTCCTCTACAAAATCAATGACATTGCCGTCATTGTCGGCAATAATAATACGAACATTGCCCGCTTCATCTTCAATTTCAAGCGGTCCCCATACCCAACATTCTGTTTCGTCAAGGAACCAATCACCGTCGCCATCTTCTTCCAGTGCGTATGCACCTTCTTCGTCGATGAGTTCACGAAGTCGTTCTGCTTCTTCTTCGTCCTCGACTTCAACTTCGACATCACCCCAGCAACCGCCATCGTACATTTCGACCATCTCAGTTGAATCGATATTGTCACCAATTAAACCGAATAAGTCTATACTGTCTCGCTTGCCATCTCCGCCCGGTACCTCATCAAATTCAAATTGAGGAAACTCATCATCGGTGGTATAGATAATAAATTCTGCACGACGAAATCCGTCACGCACAATGATCTTGTCACTGTTTTTGCGATTGTAAAAATACTCAATCTGTTCACAAGATTTTTTGTAGTGTGTTCTAATAGTCCATGTTGCCATGTTATGTCTCCTTATCGCGGTGCAAACTCTTGTTGCAGTTTGATGTTATCAAAGAACTCTTTTTTTGTACCAGGGTCGTCTTTGAATGAACCTTTTAATACAGTAGTCTGTGTCAAACTACTATGTGCCATGATGCCACGATTTTCACAGCATCCGTGTACAGCCTGGATGTATACTCCTAGGTCAGTTGCTCCAGTTGCTTTGGCAATTTCTCTGGCAATGTCGTTAGCAAGTTCTTCCTGTAATGTGCCACGACGAGCACACCACTGAGCAATACGAGTGTACTTGCTAAGACCAATGAGCTTTTGAGCGGCAATAATCCCGATATAAGCAACGCCACTGACAGGTTGGTGATGATGACTGCACATACTGCGAAGCTCACTACGCACCACAAGCATTCCTTCATATCGATCTTCGCTGTCGTTTGGAAATGCTGTTGCGTCTGGTGCTTGGTCATATCTGCCTGCCATTATTTCGTTAAAATACATTTTAGCAAGTCGTCTTGCTGTGCCTTTGCTATTAGGATCTGTTTCACGATCGATCAATAACACATCCAGCATTTTTTCAAATGCAGGTGTTGCTTCGTCGATTAGTTTCTCAATATCACCTTCGTGCAAGTAATCACTAATGTTGTCGCCTGCCCAGAAACGTTTGCCTTCACGTTTCATTTTAAAGCGAATATGATCACCTAGGTATGCTTCTTTGTATCCGCCATCTCCTGCCATGGCGTCTAATCCTGTTTCTTTTTTATCTGTCATTGTTTCTCCGAGTTAGTGACGTGGATGTCTTTGTATAATTGTAATGTATTTAGATTGTTGTGTCAAGGCACAATAGTTATTTTTCTTAAATCTGGGTAATGAACTTTAGCCGGAATTGGTTTTGATTCTTTAACACCTTCGAGCAAGGCCAATCCTTGCTGTGCTTCTTCGATAGTTGGTTTATAATGAAACCCAACTTTAAAAACGGTTTGATCCTGCCACGGACTTACTGTTAAATCTCTACCATCATAGCGTTGGTGCAATATGGTGTCGTAGGCAACCACATCATCAAGAAGAATAGCACCTCCGCGACCAATTGCCAACGGCTTTCCGTGACCAAAACTTAAACATTGCATCTGACCTTCTCTGTACATGTTTTTTTCTAATCGACGGGCACTGTCCCAAACATCAGTTCCATAAAATCGATACTCTCCGGTCCAAGTTTCTGGAACCAATTCGTAGTCGATGTTTAATTTATGCATGGTCATTGGAACGCTCAAATAGGTATACGCAGTAAATTTAGTATGTTTAACTTTACAATATCGTAAACACATTTCAATGGCGTGTGTACAACAATCTGTCATAATTGCATACGGTGCCCCAGTAAATTTGGCTAACTCTTTTTCAAAGGCTAAAATTTTATCAAAGGTCATAATTTAGTTTCATCCAATCTTCAACACTAGTCCATTCTTTTGGACCAACTGCGAGATTATATTGAGTAAGGTCTGCTTGTGTATGTTCTTGGTACGTAGAGGTCAAGATCGGGGGCATAGGAATGTATTCAATTTCGGCTGATTCTTGTTCGGCTACCAGTCTGGCGATACGTTCGAAACTTCTGGTACTACCTGTTCCGACATTAAAAATTCCGCTGACATTGGTGTTTAAAAATCTCAAATGCGAATCAACTACGTCTTCGACACAGACAAAATCTCTACAGTAGTTTTCGCTGTTATAGAATAATTTAATCTTGCCAGTTTTTCTTGCCTGATTTCGAAACTGTGTTACAGGACTGGCCTGAGATCCTTTGTGCATCTCGCCACGTCCGTACACGTTAAAATATCTAAAACCTTGTACAACGTTACCTCCGCGGTGTTGTTCCACATGTCTGTCAAACAGATATTTGGACCAAGCATAAGGACTGCGAGGATCTGGATTGCAAGATTCTTTAAAATTTTGATTCAGTCCGTACACACTAGCCGAACTGGAATATTGAAAGTTAACGCCAAAAGTTTTACATTCATTAAAAAGTTCAATGCTGTATTCAAGATTTTGCTGTAGTACAAGATCAATGTTTCGTTCGGTGGTTGAACTGTTGGCTCCAATATGTATTACCCAATCATATTCCATAACACCACGATGCCGATTGTGCCAATCAAAACTGTCGACGCTGTGTCCTGTATTTTTTAGTGCCTGTATCACATGCGGAGCAATAAATCCTTGATCCCCAGTTACTAAGATTTTCATTGTATTTCCTCTAATGTGGGTGCATATACACCCAAGTGCTGTACTGTTACACCTGCGGCACGATTGGCGAATGCCACTGACATTCTAATGTCTTTTGTTACCAGGTACTGATAAGCAAGTGCGGCTAAAAAGGTATCGCCAGCACCGGTAACATCAACTACTTCTACCTTGGGTGCTGTTTCTTGAATTGCATGATGTATAACTTCTGCACCTTTGGCACCACGAGTTACAATCAACCCTGTACACTCACTTTTAATTTTAGAGTATTCGGGTTCGTTGATTTTGACCCAGGCGCCCTGCATACGTTCGAGGTCTGTTAGTTTGGTATCGATAAACACAGGAAACTTGACACCGCGATTTGATTGTTTGATGATATCTTCAATTAACTCATAATCAACTACACCTTTGGCATAGTCACTGATAACCACAGCATCGTATGGTGGTAGCTCAGTTTCAAATCGTAATGGTGTTGATTTTACATCTTCGTCTATACGTGCAATTTGTTGTCGACTGCGCTGATCAATGAGTCGAGTTTTTTTGCTGGCGTGTCCACACAGCAAATTAACCGTACAACCTAAAGTAACTAAGTTGGCATATACATTACCAGCCATGCCTTCACGTTCTTCTTTGTATGTGGGCACAAATACAGGAACAGGTGCTTCGGGACTTAATCGATCAATGGTTCCGTATTGATAAACATCAAGGCACGTGTCCCCGATTAGTAATATATTGAATTGTTTTGGTTGTTGAGTGCTCGGTTCGGTCATAAAATAAAATTTCTTTACAAAGGTGTGATCCCACAATACGTTGATTTTTGTAATCGCTACCTTTGACCATTACGTCGGGTTTATACAATTCCAGTAGTTCTTCTAATTCATCTTCGTCATCAAATATCCATACTTGATCTACACATTTTATATTTTCTAGAAAAAATTTTCTATCATTTTGGTTATTGATGGGTCTTTCATTGCCTTTGAGTTGTTTTACCCTGGCGTCCGAATCGATTAGTACTAAAAGAAAATCGCCAAGGCCTTTGGCGTATTTTAATAATTCGATGTGACCTCTGTGTAAAAGATCAAAAGTTCCATTAACTACAATTTTCTTTTCTGATACTTTCATAACTTTTTAAGTTCATTTATTGTATTATTAAGATCCCCGCGATGTTGGATAGCAATACCCCCGGCACTACGCCATTCTTCGCAGTTACTGGTCCGATCATCAATTAATACATCTCCGGACTGGCAATGTACATGTTTGTCTTTACTAAAAGGTCCAAACATAACTGGAATGTCTGGATAGTGTGTGGCGGCCCAATGCACCTTGTCATAGAATGCCCAATGCACATCATTGCCTTTTGGTACCGCAGTCAAGAACATTAGATTCCAGCCATGTTGACTGCACAGTTGTCGACAATAATCAACCAATTGATCTGCTTCAACTGTTTTATCCAAGTCTCTATACAGTCTATGATTGTCTTTGAGACGTACCCAATCTTCATGGGGCCACTTTTCTTCATTGCTCTTTTTTCTTAATACACGGACTGCATACGATTTAAAATCTGCAATTACATCGTCCATGTCTAAATAAATTGTTTTCATTTTTGACTATCGCCTTTGCCTATACGATAATTATCTTCTACACTGTCTGGTGTGCTAACTTCAATGATGGTACCTGCTTCAACACATACTACCTGATGAGGAAGTAAAGGTTTATTATGCCATACTTCTCCAGCACTCAATTGTGCTTCGTGCATAGTAGCATCTACAGTATCAATGTAGAATACGCTAAACTTGCCAGACAGCACATACCAAGTTTCTTCTTTTTCTTTATGAAAATGCATGCTGAATTTTGCACCAGCGTTGAAGTGCATGAGCTTGCCGCAGTACCGATCATTGGTTGCCCATATCTCTTCTGATCCCCACCCCTTGGGTACAATGCCTGTTAATCTTGTCATTTTCTTGTATACCATTTATAAGCTGTGTCTATGATTGTTTCGATGTCGCTGTGTTCAGGAACCCAGCCCAATACTTCATTGGCCAATGTAGCGTCAGCAACTAGTGTAGCAGGATCTCCTGGTCTTGCTTCACCAAAGAACACAGTACTCATTCCGTACGTGTCTTTAACATAGTCAAGTATCTGTCGATTGCTAGTTCCGTGATTGGTACCCAAGTTAAAAATGTGCGCCCCGGGTTCTTGATCAACAAAGTCGACAGCACAAAGATGTGCGTGTGCTAGATCCCATACATGAATATAATCACGCACACATGTACCATCTGGTGTTGCAAAGTCTTCGCCGTTGATAGTAAATGCACGTCGATTGATACTGGCTTCAAGTACACGAGCAACAATGTGTGTGGCCTCTGGTTCTTGCCCTAAGTCAAAATTGTGAGGTTCTGCTCCGGCTGCATTAAAGAATCTAAAGCACACACTGTTAAGATTGTATGCTGTGTAGTAGTCGTTTAGAATACGTTCTACTGCTAACTTGGTATTGCCATATGGACTAATAGGATCCAATCTGTGACACTCCACCACAGGTACATGTTCTGGCTCTCCGTACACACTGGCACTGCTACTAAACAATACCATTGGAGGTTTGTGTAATTGTTTGATACTGTTTAACATTGTGATAGTTTTTACCACATTGTTGTTGTAGTATTCTGCAGGATCAGTCATACTAGGACCAACTAAACTAGTGCCAGCACAGTGTACAATAATGTCCGGTGCCAGTTCACGAATAGTAGCAAGACTGTCGAGGCTGGCAAAGTCTCCAATGTAGTATCCATCCATGCCGTTCAGTGCATGATCACGTTGTACACGATCGATTACGTATACTCGGTTACCTTTTTGTTTGAATGCACGAGCTACATGACTACCGATATACCCGCATCCGCCAGTAACAACAACAGTTTTATTCTTTGTTGCCATTTTGTTAATCCTTGTACCAAAACCAAACGTTATTTTCTGTAAATTGCAGTTCGGCAGTTATACTATTTTCTTTTCTAAATTCATTGACTGCTTGTTGTACAGACTCTAACTGCCAATCGTGTCCAGAAAATAGACCTTTTGATTTTATCTTTTTAAAAGAATTCGCTAAATCAAATTTAGTTGATTCGTAGCTGTGATCACCGTCAATAAAAATATAATCTAATGTGTCATCGTCAATGTAGTTTAAAGCCACTGAGCTCTTGGCACGTAATACTGTAATTTTATCATCGTAGTCTTTTAATAGCTCTATAGCTTCCCGCATCCACGATTCTACAGTGTCTCGATCCATGCGACCCCACCAATCATCGTATGGTTCCCAAGGATCAATTGCATAGACTGTTTTGATGTTTGGAACACGATCTAGTAAAAATCTTAGATTGCGACCTCTACATACTCCTAGCTCACAGCCAGTAAGATCATCTCCGAGTTGAGCAATACGATCGACTAATCCGTGTGCGCTTATTGACGTTAAACTAGGTGAAAACATTATTTAAATTATTGATATTTGCAGGACTCACTAATACTTAGCGTATCAATGATCAGCTATCTAAATCCATTGTGTTGTATTCTTTCAACAACGCAATCAATTCTTCTTCTGTGTTACATACAACTTTACAGTTCTTCCAGTCGTTGTCTTTATCACGGCCGCCGACTTCTACCATCCAAGCGTTATCATACCGATTGATAGTGATTGATTCATTTACTTTTGCGAGTTTTTTTAGTTTTGACATTTGTGTCTCCTTCTGGTTTAACTTCGTTTAACGATTTTTCATATTCGGCAATTGCTTCTCTTACATCTCGAGTTAGCAATTCCCAATCAGTATTTAATTCAACTCGACCATCTTCGTACTCGTAGCGAGTACTGTGACTGCCTGTTGTAATTTTTGGCCACTCTACGGTGTCCTCGCTGACTTTAGTTTTCGTTTTACGTGTTGCCATGTTTAGGCCTTTGCTTCCTTGCGAGCATTCTTGGTTTCTGTGATTTCGTTACGACGAGCTTTCACAGCCTTGGCCAATTCAGCAAGTGCTTTGCGAGCACGAGTGCCAGCGGCACTGTTGCCTTTTTCGAATTTGTCATGCTCGGCCTCGTAAGCTGCCAAGTTTGTTTTGATGTCTTCATGTGCGCTCATAATATTTCCTTAAAATTTTGATTCATGTGTGTGCTTGCGGTAGTCAACGCTCATTCGTAACCACTGCTCTCCCTTACCTTCTAAAATATCAACGATACGATCTACTGTACCATCGGTCCAGTCACTGAGTTTGCCCATATGTTCACTAGGACGCTCAAGCAGTGGCTCTAACTTGTCCATGGCATCTTCTATGCTCCAGGGTACATACAACCTGGTATGGTCGTTGGCAAATGTCTCTGGAAAACTGCGATATGCTGGATATAATACATTACAACCTAATGCATCTGCCTCTGATACAGTGTTAGAAACCCAATCTTGTAAAGCACAATTAAACACAACACGACTGTCGTTGACAATGTTATAGTAATCGTTTTTCTCCAAGTCCTCATGGATAGTAAGCAATCCACGTGCCTGCATGTCGCGTGTACGAGACATATAACTTTCGTTATTGCTTTTTAACTTGCCGCCTGAACATACTGCAAACTCAACATAGCTCTTGGGATGGCGTTGGTGCCAGGCTTCAATTAGATCCATGTAGAAGTCTGGTTGCTTCTCTTGATCCCAACGTGCTGAGAATACAACACGATGCTTACGCTCACTAAATGGACGAATGGTGCCTACACGGCCTTGTACCTCATCCTTGCCAAATGCAAGTCCTGAAATATTATAGAGAGGGGCTTCCCAGCCTGCAATCTTCATGTGCATGACCATTTCTTCGTTAGTGGCCAATACGCCGGTAACAAAGCTGTCTACCATTTTTTCATACAAACCCATCCATTTGCTCATGCCCCAAACATGAACAAAATCATCTGGATCGATTGATTGAGCAAGACAACGGACAAAAATCCTAGGACAATGAGCAGGATCGATTTGATTAAGAATGTAAGGTAAGCTCTCGATACCGGGTTGAAACATGTCTTCAAAATAGATAACATCCTCATTGCTACACTCACCTGCTTTCATCATTCGAACAAGATTCATAAGTTGGCTCATGCCAAAATATGTGCGTCCATGTGCGTCTAATACTTGTCCAGTTACAATGGCTTGATCATTACTCAGTGTCTCGCCGGGCACAATAACATAGTCAATGCCACGACGTTTAAAAACACGTTCGTTCCACTCTTGTAGTTGTAAAGTATAACGAGCCTTATATGGCTCGAGTCCCATATAATATAGTTTTCTCATATAGATCCTTACCTTGAGTTAAACCGCTGGTGTCTTCCAAACTGTGGTTTAGAAAACTGTGGTTTAGCAAAATGTGGTTTAGGATCACGGCCCCAGTTATCTCTAGGATACTTTCCATTTTGTACACGATGGAATTCACCCCATGGAGTACGATCGTTATATAGATGTGCTTCATTAAACACATATCCATATTTTACACAAAATTCACTGTAAGCTTCAAGGTCTTCAAAGATTTTGTTAACCTCGGGTTTCATAGTAAGATATTTTTTAATCCAGGCTTGTGCCATTTTTATTTTCCTTAAACATTGATAAGTTGAGGACGGTGAGTTTCATATTTAATAAGTGCGCCGTTTTCACCATCTTCGGCCACTTCGATCCAGACACTGCGTCCAGGATACTTGTTGGCGATCTGCAAGTACAGATCGTCTGAGATCATTTCACAACTCTTGAAGTTGAGTTCCAGGGTTCCTCCGGCGTAGAGCTTCTCCAACCAACGTTTGAACTGGATGAATTCAATATCGCGATCATTATGAAAAACATCGATCCAAACTCTGAAATGGAAAATATGCCTATGAGGTACCCCAAGAAAAGACACATCATATTCATCACCGGTCGCCAGTGCTGGGTCATCTGCGGCAGCAGGATACTTGTGGATTCCTTCTTTGCGGAAGGTGACCCAGATTTTTCTATCTGCACGTTGTTTAATTCTTTCAATTGCATCTCGCTGTTCTTGATTCATAGTACTTTTCCTAATCCCAAATAAATTAATTGCTCTAGCTCAGTTTGATAGTCCCGACCAAGTCTACGCTTTTCATAGATGGCAGTAAGAATATCTTTGCCGTCGCCGTAGTCTGTGGTACCAGCACCGCGACTCGCTAATTCTTCTACCAGATCATCTGTGTCAAAGTCTGACAAGCTGACATCAACTTCTACTTCTGTGTAAACTGTAGGCATTATATAACCTCGTCTTGAGTGTATTTAGACCAATCAGTAAAAACTGATTCACGTTTCATTAGACTATAAAGACTATGGCACCATACACCGGGGTTAGTTGCCTTAAAGTCTTTGTCATCTAGTTTAATTGTAGCATTGTAACCTAGTTGTTGTATATAGGGCAATTTAACCGAAATCATTGGAATAAAATTATGCTGTTCGGTTAATCCACTTTCTAGTAGTCCCTCAACACATTTTACATCAATATCTAGAGTACACAAATAATCTCGTTTGAGAAAGTAGTCAATCATGTTTTCCCATTGTTTCCAACCTTCGGCATCGTTATACGCCAAGTTGGGAAAACTTTGATTGGCTCCAAAGTATATGTGTTGATGTCCATGAAGTTTTGCGGCAATATCCTCAACCGAATGAACTCCAACTACAAACAAAGTTTTTAATCCATATGCTGGAGTATGTTCTACTTCAGTTCCGGTAAAAAAGTTAACTGTTTCGTGTCCTGGTCGATCCATGATTACCTCAATTGGTTAGTTATTTGGTTATAAGATTCTGTCACTTTAAAAGACACTGTACCGGACTCATCAAGGTCGTGTACCCAGATAGTCGAACTATCTTGATCATCTCTGTAGGCGATAATATAACTGGAGTTAACAGTTAATCGTCGAGCAGGAATTGATTCTGTCTCTGTACTTAATGCCGGTAGTGTCAACTCAATAAATTTCATCGATCATCATCCAAGTCGACTCGTTGAGCATCTTCGTATTGTAAACGATATAGATCACGAATGCGATCTTTAATGGTTAATTTTTCTTTTTTTAATTCTTGTAGTCGAAATTCTTCGACGTGTGGGTGTTTTTGCATTTTACCAATTTCTTGTTCTAGTTTATGATGTTGGTATTCCAGTTCCTTGATTTTAGATGCGTAGTCCATTTATTCCTCACAAGATGTTTTCAAGACTGTCAAGTTTTGATTCGTCAAAATCTTCTTGATCTAATTCTTCCCCGATGCTCTCGACTGTGTCAAACAGAGCGTTAAACATTGTATTGGCATTGCGAGTTTTTTTACCTTTAAACCCTCTAGTACCAATAATGTCCATCCAATAACGATCGTAATGCTCGATTATGGCTTCAGATTCATTCCGATCAGTTGTGGCAAATATAGCATCTACTATATCTGCAAATTTAGCGTGGTCACCATTTTCATTCCACATCATGTAAGGCCAACATGTGCCAGTATCAAACTCTCTATTGGCACGTTGTACAGCTTCTATGTGTGTCCAGACATTATGTCCCATGAGCAAAGCATAACTAAAGCTGTCCCATGAAGTCTTGCCTTCTTTGCCAATCTTGTTAAGGTCGCCTGGCTTGTAGATGCAGATGTCTTTCATGGTCAGTAACTGACTAATTGGGCTTTCGTCAAAATGTTTCCAGTATCCATCTGCCACAGTAGTTGTGCCATAAGGTCTTGTATCTGTGCTGTATTTTTTGTCATCGGCGCTGGGACTCATACGATAACACCATTTGTCGTTGTGCGGCAAATCAATGTGGTGATATACCTGTCCGTTAGCAGTGGCAAGGAACGGACTAGCACAGTCAAACGAAATAGTAAAAGACGGATTAACATATTTTCTAATTGCCCGCTGAATCACAGTGAGTAACACAGCCCATTCTAACTTTGATGTTCCCAAGAAGTGCATCCAATCATGTTTGCCCTCTTGTAACAAGTTGTCGTGACGTAGTGCTACCAGGCGCTTTAATACTAGATGTACGTCACACATGTTTTGTCCACCCATTGACCAACCATCAAAGTGAGTGTCTGGGTATTTAACAGGGTCGCAGTATTCTTTCATGGTTTGATACCATTCCTCGGCTGAAGTATGATTATCGCCTTGTAGAACGTTTAGGAACTTGGCACCACCATTCTTAACACCCTTGCGGTGCTTCATGAAGTATTCGTTGTTGAACTTGGTAGCGTCAACTGCTTCTTGCAGTGTGGTAATTTGGCAGGCCTTTGATGCCTTCTTGTCGTGAATAACCCAGGTAGGAATATCCAAGATCATGCCATAGTCGGCAACATTGTCCAACCAGTTCAAGATTAGACTTCGTTTCTTTTGAGCCTTGGCACAACCTGAGTTGGCTTTCCAATCGCCTTCCCACAAGCCCTTGGCAATCTGGAATCCACCCGAGTCACCTAACAGGAATGTACCAGGTTCACGATTACGTACCATGTCCTCACTCCAGTCCTGCTTGTTCAAGTCCAAATTAGCATGACCGCCCGAATACAAACTCCACTTATAAGGGAACAGTGCTTTCTGACTGTTAAGCCAATTCATCTGTTCCATGTCAGTTAGGCCTTGCGGCAAACGTGCAGGGTCTACATAATTCTCATTACGTTGTTTGCCCACAAAGGTGGCGTAGAAGCCACTGATAGCTGGCAAGAATACAGCGTAATCTTTTTGGTTAGCGGTTAAATTATTTTCCGGAGTCATCTATTTCTTCTTTTCTACACAACACTTCTAGCATTTTAAACTTATCGTGCAACTCTTGCAAGCCAGGATGCCGAGACATTAGCTCATTTAATTTTTGTTCTTCTTGCATTTTTGCATTGGCCCAGCGCAGAGCTTGTTCGGCGTCCCAGGAAAGACTAATCGTGGGTTGCATTGAATGTATAGTGAGCCAACTATTTCCATCATTGATTTCGAACTGTTGCATGTTTGAATTGTAACGGACCATGCCAGCGCCATTACTACCGGGGCTTACATACGGATAACTCACTGTTGAGTTTTGTACTGTGATACCATATCCGCCAGTGATACTTTTAATCATAAAATTTTACCTTGTTGATAAGTTTGTAATCTTCGTGAAAATAGTTTTTAACAGCATCACAGTATTTAGAATTTTCTTCTACAATAGATGAAAAAAAGTTTTTAAACTTTTGTCTAGGCGGAGAATCTTCACTGGTGTGTTGATAATCATATCTGGTATAATCTCTAGAAATGCCGTGACTGTTCAAGAACTTTGTAAATTTTTCTCTGTAGGTATTGTCGCACCGGAACCAAACACAATTGGACAAATCTAAACCTTGTAAAAAATAAAGCTGGCGTTCTGTGTGATCATCAAAAGCTATTCTATCAAATATCAGATCTAAAAACCCCTTATCGTAGCGGTGTTTTTCAATGTCTAGTTCATTATGATAAAGGGCAAAATACTCTGCAATACCCGATAGCCAGCGATTGAGAGGATCACGCAGAACAACCATAGCTAACTTATTGTTTAACTTATCTGTACGAAAATTATAAAATTCCCATTGCCAATCTAATAAGTTAGGTTTGGTCCACGAACTGGCATTTTTAGGAATGTGTACATACATGAGAGGTACAGCCGGGTGGCTCATACACTCTCCTATAGAATGCCCTTTGTGAGACCAATAATCAAATGTCACTTGGTTAGTGCAGGTAGAATGTAATTGTATTCAGCAACACCAGAATCTACAGTAATCTGCGAAGCACCTTCGTCACTGATCATGAATGTTTTGTCACCAGGCAAAGCAAGAATGCTGATTACCGCAGAAACAGGCCATGACCAAGGCTTGCTTAATGTTCCGCTGACGTTTTGTTCAAACACAAAATTACCAGCATGACTACTGTGATCGCCAAAGTAAAAAGTTAGATTACCATTTTCTGTTTTTGCAATAAATGAGTTTTCTTCACTGTTGGCTTGTGCCTGGAACCTTAGGCGTTGAATGTTAAGTACACTGGGATTGAATTGAACATTCCATTTAACACCTTTAAACTTAAATGTCTTAAGTTTTTCATTAATGATTTCGCTAGTCATAAAGCGATAGTCATTTTTAAAGTCTCCGGCCTTGTTTTCAAAGTGAATGCCAACCGGAACTTCGTTGCCATCTTTGGCCTGTTTATTAATGCTTAGTTGAGCATTTTCTTTATATTCAGGAATATTAAGAATAGTGTTTAGCTTGCCCAGGTTAGGCATACCAAACACACCAATAAACTCGGGTACAGGGTTTTTAAATTTGGCCTGTAAAATGACACTGCGGTCTTCTGCAATAGCATCGACTGTGGTACCATTTTCGTCACCAGTTATTTTAACTAACTCAATAAATCCTAGTCCATGAGTATGTTGGACTATTTCTTGCAAGATATCTTTCATTGTTTCCTCCATTGATAATGTATTGTACAGATTGTATTTAGAAAAATCAACCTATTAGGTATTATTAATAGGCCTTACTTGTGCCAATGCCTGGTGTGCTTTTACTGTTGACAATTGACCGGGCTTGCGTAATTCAATCCAGCTGACTGTTTCCTGCATTAAATTATTATCAAGCACTTCAAATCCGATCATCTCAGCCAACGGAATCAGCATGCTCCTTGGCACGTAGCTCATATAGTATTGTTCAGCAAAGTCGGCACAGTAGGGAACATCGCCATCATTGTAACTGAACATAAAAACTCCACCGGGTCTCAAGACCGAAAAGACAGAATTCAAATATTGCCTAACAGTTTCAAAACTAAAATAGTTAAAAGTATTCCAGCTAAACACAAACCCAAATTGTTTCTGTGGCAACATAGACAAATCGCCACTGCTGATATGATATGGTCGCACACGCCGTTGGTATACTTCTCCAAATTGTTTTAAACTCGAATCTAAAAATTCTTGAAAAATATCAACAATGTACAAAGGGTCACAGGTTACTAATTCTTTAGTCCACTCTCCGTCGCCGGGTCCAATTTCTAATCCAGGATAACGCCAATCACAGTAATTGTATAATTTAGACAATACTGCCGCACGAGTGTCTGGTTTTAGTTCCAGTTTCCTTGCTTCTCGATTGCCCGGCACACCATACTCTAATTCCAACTCATAACTAGTAGTAAAATATTCTTTGGTTTTTCTTGTTATGTGTTCGTTGATTTCTTTGTAGATTTCGTCTATCTCAGGTCTGAATTCCTGCGACACTGATTTTAGATTTTCATAAAAGTCAATTGATTTAGTAATATGATTTTGATAAATTAGATCAACATCATAATCGGCATTAGATAGACTTTTCTGTACTTCTGCAATTGACAAGTATACGCCTTCGTGCCCGTATATACGTTCAAGATCTTTTTTAAGTTTGAGTAGTCTAGATAATTTCATTGTTTACTCCCAACTAAACAAACTGTCAAATGTTGTTGTAATCTGTGTGTTTTCGTCAATTTGCCAACTTAACACACCTAGCAAGTTTTCAACCTTTTGATTAACCACACTACTCTCCATTCCGTCATCGTCAAACGGCAAGTCTTTAAACCATTGCGGAATGTGTGACTCGTCGGTTGGATACCCAACACTGGTATATCCCAATGGGTTATCTTTTAACTTACACACAATGGTTTTCATTCCGTCCACAATTGCCATACTGTAATTATCGCCGTGCATGCGTTTTAAATTATTCCAATTCATTGCCGCACGTACATGTCCGGGCATGTTGGCTTTGCCTAGTCTTTCTTCTTCTTTAGAGTACTTGGTCAAGTTGTTGACACGTTTAGGCGTGCCTTTTTCCCAAGCCGGTCTTTCTTTGAACGCTAGTTTAAATTCGCGAACTTGGTCATAAATTTCTTCTTTTTGTGTTCCTGTGAGAACCTTTAGCAACAGCTCACTTAAAAACTCTTGGATTACTTTAGGTGTGTCTGACCGCTTAAGATCTAGTCCCATGGCTTTAACTTTGCCAGGTTTACCGTTTGTGTCTAATCTGTTGCCTTCTAGATCATAAATTAGTACAGCATAACGCTTCTTCTTAATAAACAGACCTTTTTCTGCAACCAGTTCTCGACCACCTTTGATTAAACTGCCCATCTCTCTAGGACAATGAAATGCTTTTTCCATGAATCCGGGAAAACTGTCATTCACACTCTCGGCAATGGTATCGTATAGCTGTACACAGATGTCTTTGTTCCACTCCATGCGCCCAGATTCAATTTCTTCTTTGAGAATAGAATAGGCACTGAAATACACACTATCAGTGTCTCCATAGATAATAGCTTTGCCAGTATGATCGTATTCGCCGGTGATGCATTCGTTTACATGACTGTCCATGTGGTGAGCAATGGCGCGGCCTGTTAGTGTAGTACTTTGTCCGATACGCTTGTCAAAGAATCTACAACCAGGATTAAGAATAGCACCATACAAACTGTTCAAGTTAATCTTCTTGACCAGTTGTCGCTTGTCCCAAAAAGATTTTTCTTCGGGAGTGGTAGCATCCTTCTTCTTGGCCTGCATCTCTTTACGTTCAGCATACCAACGTTCCAACAAGCCTGGAATGATACCTTTCTTCTCGTAAGTCATTATGGTGCCATTGGCAGTGAGTATCCAAGGTTGTTGGCTATCAAACATCATATGCCATACGTCTGCGGCACTGTGTACAGTTGGCTCTTGGCCCTCCCAGTCAATGGTAATTTCAGTACCGGGCTCCATGTTCATTACAGCAGTATACTCTAGGCAGGCAAATAAACCTTCCCATGCATCTGCAAAGTTGTCACTATTCTGTGACATTTTTTCTTTAATATAATGATCAGTCATTATCGGTCGGAGTTGTCCGACAATGGTTTCTGGGCCCATGTTAAGGGCGCGAATAGCCGAGGGATAGAGCGAGTTGATGTCAATTGCTCCGATGTATTCGTGGATGCCTTTTTTGGGATAAGCAACATAGGCACCTGCGGCTTGTGTTTCACCTTGATCATCTCGATTTCTCCTATTTTGAACAATCATACCACGACGATGAGCTTCATTGATAATGGCCTGTTCAGTTACGGCAACTGCCCCCATGGTAGTTGGTAACAGTACAGTATTGTCATGAGCCAGTTCATTGGCCAAATCTAAGAATCTTAATTTCTTATCCATTTTGGCCAACAACATTGTATCCTGTCTATTGTAATCAATAAACTTGGGAAAATCTTTATTGTATAGTTGATCGAGGGTTCCCTCGTAAGCAATCTTGCGTTCGTCTAGTTCGTATTCACCAATGGCATCAAGCGAATAGCTATGACGTTCTTCGTATGTGTACTTGCGGTACAGTTGCATATAGTCCATATGCACACGACCAATCAAGTCAAAGGTAATGTTCTCTGCGCCAAATCTTTCGAATGTGCGCTGTTTGGGCATTTGTCCCCAGAGACAAAATCTACGGCAGTCATCTTTGCTCAGTACACGCTTGGTACGCATGACCATGTAAGGAATATCAAAGCCTTCACTGTTCCAGCCACTGAGTACGTCTGCATCTTCAATTAGATCAAGAAATGTGTTTAACATTTCTTCTTCACGCTCAAAGAGATAACAGTTTTCAAATTTATTACAAATCTCTTCTGCTGACTCCCAACTGTAGCTCTTGGGAGGAATCACCAAGGTAATCATTTTATCCATCCAGTCTAAGTATACTGATATGGCTGTTATTGGATTAAATGGATCTTCTGGTCGACTATAGCCACGCTCGGGGTCAAAGTCAACTTCAATATCAAAAAAGGCTACATTTAGTTTAGGGGATTCTGTACCCGAATAGTTTTCTTCCAAGCATCTAAAGATAGGATTAATATCACTTTCCCAAAGTCTCTTGCCAGAATTGATCTTTAGTTCTTTATGATACTCTTTGCTGTTTCTTGTGCTGAAACGACTGACAGGTGTATCATAAATTGTTTTGTACTTGCCTCTGGGATCGTCGTAATAAAATACATAGTTGGCTGGATATTCTTTATATACTCTTTGGCCATCATAACGTTCCACTACGTGAATTTGATCTTTTGCTCGATCAAACAATGCATCAATATAACTCATTTATTCTCCAAGTGCGACTTCTAGCTCACACACACTCTACTTGCTGTTTATAGTACAGCGGAACTATAGCATATTTATAAAAACAACATCCTGGCCAACGCAATACTGTCAATACCAACCAACAGCAAGTAGTTGGCCAACATTCCAGAACTGCGTCTAGTCCAAGCCGCCCATGCAAAAATTGCACATTGCAAAATGAACAGCGGATAAAGAATTAAGAACGGCGGAGTTGGTACTGTAAGCATCATGGTAACACTACATCCGATGCTGAGAAACCAGGCTAGTATTTCTAAAACGCAACGTACCGGGTTACTACGCCAGTCTTGTTTAATCCAATTGGATATGCCAGACAATAGAGTTTTCACAGAGTCTTGCCAACAGTTTCTAAAATAGTATTTAGATCATCGTGGTCTCGATTTGTCTCACCGAGTTTGGCCTTGTGTGCAATTTTAACAGCTTTTTTAAGTACAGCTGGTTTAATTTCTAATTCTTCAGCAATAGCTTTGATGGTGTCATTGAGACCGGCATTGAGATCATCGACTTCATGCAATACCTGCATGCCTTCGTTAATCAATTGTGTAAGTTTGGCTTTTTGTTCGCCGCTGAACATTTTTGATGTCATAGATAATCACTCCTTAAAGTTAAATTATATATGAAAGATTCTAGAAAATCAAATATTTAGGCTGTCACAGTGCCAATATAATTGGCTTCTTTGACCTGATAGCCTTGTTTTTTATAATGGGCCATGGCCCGGCTTACTGCTTCTTCTTCGGAGTCGGCCACAACTCGAATAATTTTTTGAATTAATGTATTTCTCTGCGTAACTGCTGTGGCACCTTGGTCAACTACTGTAACACTGACGCGATGTTTAGTAGTTATAGGATCTGTGATTTCAAGTAAAAACATAATTAACCTTGTGCCTTTTTCAATTGGTCTGCGATATCTTTGGCATTGGCCTGTTTAGCTGTTGTAGCAATGCTAGAACTAGACGAAGGGTTTTTTAATAGATCAGCCAGGATTGGAGCCAACTTACTAATTTGATCTTCTTCGCCAGGATTCAACTGTTGGCCTGAGTCAGCCTTGTCTAATGCAGATGTAGTTTTTTGTATGTCCAATCCTTTAGCACTCAAAGGTTTAAGTTTTTGTACACTTTGTTTCAATCTGTCTAGTTCTAATTTATCTTTTGGATCAATTGTTTGTTGTGCTGTTCCGGTACCGGCAGTTGCTTGTGCATTTGGACCAATCGCTGAACCATTTGCTCCGTACTCATCGATTTTGTGGCCAACAACTTCTTCATACTTGTCCATGCTTAATACATTACCGCTGGCAGAAAGTTGTACTAGTTTTTCAGCTATGCTGTGAAGGTCAACATCGCTCTTGGCATCTTCACGAGCAAATTCAAGTAGTCTAATCATTAACGGAACATCTACTGCAATAACGTCGGGCAAATTGCCTTCACCTGGACCGCCAGTGGTTTTGAATTCTTCGAATTCACGAGCTAGTTTTCTTGTGGGGTCGGGAGAACGCAAAGAATCTTCAAGTTCGGCCAAAAGATTTTCGCCTACTAGACGATTTTTAAAAGGGTGTGCCTTATTATAAGGTTTTGCCTTTTCTGTGCCACGTACTTGATCGCCGGGTTTTTGTTCTGGTTCGCCGGCAAATTTATGCATGGCTTCTAGTAGGTGTTTCATGTCCATATTAATATACGCCTTTGCCTGTGGGCACCTTGGATCTACTAATTACATTGCCAATTTTTTTAGGAATACCATTTGATGGCTTTCCGCCTCCGATTGGAGTAACTGCAACAGCAATAGACGAGGAAGAAGTATTCTCTACTAGACTGTTAAATTTATTTTCTATAGATTCAAAACTCACTGTCGGCAGTTCTTGTTCTTGCCCGGCTGTGTGTTCATAATGCAGATAGTCTCTTACAGTTTTTAAATAATCAGCGGCCAAGGTAAGTTTCTCACTTACCCAACCTTCTAATCCATCTATTTCAGTTATGTTTTTTAACAGGTGATGTAGTTCAATTGCGGCCTCGGCGGCATTATAGCAGTCCTGACGTGCCATTTGCACTTCGTGATCTTTGTGCATACTTTGGGCACCGTCGACAATTTGATTTTCTACAATAAAGTCTGTTGTTTTCATTTTTATATCCTTAATATACTATTTATTGGGATATTGCAAACTTGTGATCTAATCCAACTTGGGGTATTGCAATTTCGTTGTTTATTGAAAAATTTTTAATTTCAAATATTGGGTTATTTCGTGCCACCGGTACCAGCTTTAAGTTGTGTTCTTTATTTAGATCTAGATTTACTAATATTTCTTCTTGACGATATTCTTTGCCGTTGGGATGATTCCAGGTACGTTCTGTAATAAGATCATCGTTGACATAGATCCTATAAGTAGGTTCAATTTGATACCAGCGGCAATACAAGTCAAAATTTAGTTTAGTAACCATCTTATTTTTTCTTAAACAAATGATATGCTTTCATCATGTTTTTTAGGGTATTACCATCGACATCGTTTTGATCGCCTGTTGTGGCCATTACATATCTAGGGTCATTTCCATCTTTGACTACGCCTACACCTGCGGCTTCTTCTTTTAGATTGCCTTCGTCTTTGGCACGTTGTAAGAACGCAAGTCTATCGCTGACACCTTTAATACCAGGTTTGATATTTGCGGCATCTGCTCTGTCACCATAACTGGCTTTTTTCAAATGCTTTAGCGTGGTTTGTGCCTGATGACTTTGTGGATTGCTTTCGGTCATGTTGCCTAAAATTTGTTCAACATGCTTGATCCAACCGCTCACATCACTGCTGCCAATTTCGTCAACATCACCTACAAAATCTGCAACTTCTTCAATTGCAGACATGACCTTTACTGGACCGTACTTGCTTAACAAGTCTGCACGTTGCATCAGGATTCTACGTGTAATAGCACTAGACACGACGTTCATCATTGCCGCCACCGTCTTGTCTATAAGCGTACGACTGGCGCTTGCCCATGCCTGCAACACTACTGTCGTAATCTCTTTGGTACGCATCGCGCCTATACCCAGCCTCCGCCACACCTTGTGACGAGTTTTCTATCTGCTTAATAGCATCATACAAAACCCATTCCAATCGACCAGTGTATCCTTGTGGGAATGTGGCTTTACCTGTTTGTACCTGTTTGGCTATGGCCCTTAGGTTGGCTAGTTCGTTTACTGTGTTCTGGGCACCTTGTTCTGGATTATTTCTTAATGCGTTAATGGCATCGTACAATGCTACTTCTAATTGGCTAGCAAATCCTTGCGGGTATTGGGCTTTTCCAGTTTGTATTTGTTTTACTGTAGATCTTATATTGACTAATGATTGCACAGTATCATTTTCACCGACGCCTTCTGTCTTGGGCTTCTTGCCGTCTTTTTTCATAGCAATGGCTATAGCAGCCTGCTGTGGATGTGCCGACTTGGTCTCGGCCATACCTTGCTGACTATACATATCAACTAGTTGTCGAACATAGAAATTATAATGACCACGACGATCATTGAATTCTCTATTGCCAAGCACAATCTTTAATGCGGCCACAGCATCATTTACATCTGAACCACGCATTATTTTTAATGCGTCTGTCACTAGTGAATCCACACGCTGTGAGCCTTCTGCTACATCTTTCTGACCATGTTTCTTGAGATCGTTATCAAACTGTTTGTTAGTAGCTTTTACAATACCACTAAATCTTTTATCACCACGTTTAAAGTCACCCGATGCATCTGCTTTCTTAGCATCTGCTCCTGCGGCCTTTTTATACTGAGCCAATTTATCAGTAGATAATTCTTTTAAATTGCCTTCTTTATTGTTGCTGTGTATTTCGGGTTGCTGGTTCCCGCCACCAATATCTTTGTATTTCATTTTTAACCTATCTAATTTTTGTTTTAATCCCATTTGTTCCTGTTTACTGTAAGGAACTATTACCATGTCACTGTCACCTTGACCGTATTCGTGAGGATCATCGGTTCCTAGTGTTGGATAGTGCTGTCCTAACTTGTACCAATCTAGGTCACCCGGAGTATCAATCACTAAGGAATTCTTAGGAGTTGTCAGCAGATCTTTCTGATATCCTTTTGGATCTGGCTCTACTGCCACACCTTCGGATGTGCCCGATTGAGGATTGGTTACAAATTTCTCAATTGCTTGTTTTACACCGTCTGGCGCATTAGTCCACGGTTCAGCAACACCGGTGCTGTCAAAGCTACCACCTTGCGGTTTTAGTGCAGGATTTACATAGGATACTTTAACATCAGTGAACGGAATCGGAGATTGGTTAATGTTTGGTCGATAACTTGCTTGAACAGTTTTACCGTTACTTAGTTTATAATAATTTAGTGTTGGTTCAAGCAATTCATTTAATTGACCTTCCGCTACGCCTTGCTTTTGCAAATAAAAATACGAGCTTACTAAATCGCTAGGAAAATCGGCATCGTAGTTAAACATATAACGAGCAGATTTTTGACCTAGATCATTTGCCACTATGTGGTATGCTTGATTTAAGATCTCGTCTTCGGAAGTGATATCTTGACGCTTGTTGAAGATTTGTTGTGCCAGTTGTTCGGCATAGTTACTGCCAGACCCTTCGGTTACACTTTCTTTTATTTTTTCGCAGTCGTTTACTCTAACACTTTTACCGTGGGTCGGACTTGGTTTAGTTCCGACTTTTTTATAGCCAGGCCAGCAATTTTCTTTACGCCTGGCAGATTGAGAACGCTGTGCTTCGGTGATGTCTTCTGTTTTCATCGTTGGTATCTTTTCAAATATTTTAACAATACTTTCATTGTATGCTCCATAGAGCCCCACAATAAATTCTTTGCGTTGTTCGGGATTGGTTCTAACCTGATTCCATAAATTACGCACATCGGTTCCGTGACTAACATCGTATTGTTGGCCGGCAACAGTGACCGACTCTTGTAACTCTGGAACAACTACCACATAGCCATGCTTGTCGGCTGTGGTACATTTACTTAGATCTTCAAAGTTTTTAAAATATCCTGGAGAACCATTTTTTTTAACGCTGTCTGGATTCAGACGCTTGGCATCAGGTGCACCAACAGCAGTAACAAAAATGGTACGCTCGGGTGCAATTCCCTCAGGGGGCTTATACATCTGATTGCTTTGGATAATGCGATCTTGAGTAATGCCCATTGCGGTTATTAGCTGTACTTTGTCGCTAAAATTAAAAGGACTTTTGTCTGAACTAGTGTCGTTACTAGTTTGGATGTAGACATTTTTAGCACCAAACTGTGCTTGAAGTTTGCTATAAACTCCTAAATGTCCTTTATGGAATGGCTGAAATCGTCCTGGGTAAGTGACGATAACAGAAATTCCTTGGTCTTCAGTAAACATATCTGCAATAAACATGAAATAATCCGGTTATTGCAGTATTTAGCTTACTTGTTATCTGCCTGCCATTTGTATGCAGTGGACACAGTTGCACTATCACTGCGTAATTTAATTAGTTCAAGTACATCAGGATTGTTTGCTTGATCTTTGTGTGGTGCAAATAACGCACGACCTCTTGGGTCTGCACTAGTAGCAGGATCTGTCAAATAATAAACAGCCATGCTTTTCCTGCAAACGTCAGTTGGGCAGTTTAAATCGTCTGGCAACCCGTGCCAACTATACTGTGTTGTGTCAAATATAACAGCACGATTAAAACGATTTTCTACACGAGTCACTAACTCTTTGGGCTGATTAGTTTCGTGGTTGTGGCTCCACAGTTCCAATCCACCACCCCACGCTGGATCCCAGTCGGGGGTCATGTATATGATAAGGTTAAAATGCCGTTCTAATTTTAACTTAGGGTGTATACTGTAATCCAGATGAATGTTTAGTTTTCCACCTGTTCCGTGTATATGCCATCCACCGCCGTGTAATCCAACATCGGGTTTGACACTGGGTTGCCCAGTAATACGTTCAACTATGCCAACAAACTCGGAACTGTTTAAATAGGAAAATGCCTGGTAAGTCAACGACGGAAAACGATCCCATTGATTACATGTTTTTTTGTCTTCAATGAGGTTTTTATAATAGTACCAAAACTCATCGTTGAAGTTGGGGTACTCTGCAGTCAGTTGGTTTGCTACTTCTTCTGACCAGAAATTGTCAATGACTACATGATTATACGGCTTGCCAGATCTAAATGAGTCTGTTAGCTCGTCCCAATTGCGTTGATTTATCATTACAGCTTTTCAAGTAACCAGATATATACCGGAGAATTAATTTGTATAGTGTAGGTGCCGTTCCAGCCCAAGTTTACACAACTTTTTAAAGAACTAACTGTTTCGCCGTTAAATGTATAAGGTTTATCCAGCACGTATTCGCTTTCGGTCCAGATTAAGCTGTCTAAATCAATTGAGTCAATTTTGATTTTTTCAACGTTGAGTAACATGTCTTTAACAATTTCAAAATTAACAGGATCGTTGGAACTTTTTACAGTATCCCCTGGCTCTTTGTTTAATAGCTTAATGTTTAAAGAATGTGGGCCTTCGTTTAAATCAACATCAAATTCAATTGTTTCCGATATGCCAGAGGCTTCTTTAATAAACCCACTGGCATATTCTTGATCATCAATCAGTATACTATATTGTGGCTTTTTGTCGTGATAGATACCCGACAGCGCAATGGTAAATTTTACTGATTCTGTAGACATTTATTTTTGTTCTTTTATATCTTGACCAGCTGTACCAAATGTTGGCATTTTGGTCAAGTCGCCTTGGAATTCATAGTGACCAATGTGATTCAACAACACTTTACTGTGAGCCCAGATGTCTCCACCCAAGGCAGACCAGCGACGGCAAAACAACCAATCCTCGCTAAGGTAGTGACCTTTTTCATCAATCTTGCAATCAAAGATGCTGTACATCATTGGTTCGTATTGTTTACCCAATCCCACGTCGTCAACGTATTTGCATTCAGGATGAGCCGCAATTAGCTTTTCGTACACATGACGTTTGAATAACAAGAATCCAGTGCCCATGGTATCAACTGTGAAGCAATCGCCGTGAACTTTAGTTTCTCTATTGACATTAATTACATAATTAATAGGCAAACTTTTCTTGGGATAAAGTCCGCCGATAACATCTTTGTCGTAACTTAACATCTGCAGAATAGATTCTGGTTGGAAGCGAATGTCTGCGTCGATGAACATAAAATGCGTGGCCTGATTGTTTGTCATCATCTTGGCCATTAAGTTATTGCGACCTCTAGTGATTAAACTTTCATTGACCATGGTATCTAAACTCCAGCTCAACTTGACCTGGCTGGCCAGTAAAACAAATCTAAGCAGACTGGTCATTGTTGGTTCACTGACCATACCACCATAACAAGGAATACCAATATGCAGGTGCACCTTGCTAAAATCGTATGGTACACCTTCTATTTGAGGCCCTGATTGCTGAGCTTTTTGTGATTCGGCCATCTCGGATATTTTTTGTACCACTTGAGTAGCAGACTCATGCACAGATTCTGCGGCCATCTCGATTGTTTTACCTTGTTTGATTTTTGTATTTGACATGTCTTGCCTTTTTGATTTAAATGTTGTTGATTATGCTTTTTCGATTTCTACTATAACCGAATCGCCTAACAATTCTTGCGCTACTTGTTCTAGTGCAATTAAAGTTTCTTCTGGAACCAAGTGTTCTGCATTTCCATTTTTAACTAATTTACTTACTTTGATAATAATATTTTCCTCAATTATTTGTGCCATTGTTTGCACCTTTCATTAATTATATGAGTATTTATTGCTCAGACTCTACCAACTCATAATAATTTCTTATCGCTCTAGGACTAATGATTTGCACAAACGTACATATTTTAATATCTTTAGTGTAAAAATAACAAGACCAAATCCATCCATTTATTCGATTGTTACTTTTGTCTAGTTGGTTTTTACAACCTTTGGTTATTTTAACTGTATCTCCGCAACCTTCTAAGTAGTCATGTATTGATTTTAGTTCTGCGGCAGTATATGTTCCATCTCGAAGGATTACTTTGTATTGGTATTCTACTGGACCTTTGACCAGTTGCTTGCCCGACAACAGAAGATCTCTGCTCTTTTCATTGGGCATTGAAATTCCAATTAGATAATCTTTAAGATGTTCGTGCTCGGAAATAATTTTATATAACTGATCCTCGGTTGTTGAATAGAGATCAACATTGTCGGATTCAATTCGAATTTTAATATTTTTATTTGATTTTTTTAAATCTCTTAAAAATGACAAACAAACAATTTCTTCTTTGGTTGGGTGAGAAAGTCTTGGTTTCCAAGATCCGTGAGGATTGTACCATCTGCTTTCAGTCATTCGTTGAACACAGTCGATTATAGGCAAATCTAGATTTAATAAAATTGCCCTGGCACAGCCCAGGCGCAACCTTATTCTGTAAAGATATTTTCCATAATATAACCGCCTGGTTTCTTCAATTTGAATATCAGGTTGTAATTTTGTCCACATTAATAAATCCGTTTTCGTCTATTAGTGGGTCTGTGTTTCCGGTCAAGTTGCTGACAGGATCAAAGACCAATTGTTCCTCTTTGCAATCAACAATAATTGTACTTTGTGGATCAATTTCTTTAGACAAGATCTTCTTACTCAAAGGCACCTTAATTAAATCGTTGATTTTTCTAGCCAGTGGCCTTGCACCAAATTTAGAATCAAACCCAACTTTTGCAATGTATTCAACAGCACGTTCAGTCAGACGCAATTTCATATGTTTGTCAACAAGCAATTCGTTAACTTCATTGATAAATTTATTAACAATCTTCTTCATACTCAATTGATCTAATTTACCAAACTTGATAATTCCATCTAGTCTATTACGAAACTCTGGCTTGAAGAAATCTTTAACTGCTTTGTCATCTTCTCCAGTTTTTTGTAAATCTCTACCAAAGCCTATTGTGTTCTTTTCGTTGTCAGCGGCCCCTAAGTTGCTGGTCAGAATAACAATGGTATTACGTCCATCGGCCTTTTTACCATTGCTTGAGGTAACAACACCTTCGTCCATCAGTGATAACAATATGTTACTTACATCTGGGTGTGCTTTTTCAATTTCGTCAAACAACAAAATAGCATTGGGATTTTTTTGAATATCGCTAATTAATAAGCCGCCACCAAGATTGCTATCGTCATAACCTACGTATCCGGGTGGAGCACCAATCAGTTTAGCTACGCTGTGTTTTTCTTGAAATTCACTCATGTCGTAACGAATCAATTTCATGCCCATGTTTTCACAGAGTAGTTTGGCCAGTTCAGTTTTGCCAGTGCCGGTTGGTCCTAAAAACAAGAAACTGCCAATTGGTTTGTTAATTGATTTAAGTCCTGCCTTGGCCACATAGACTTTTTCTAATACTTGGTCTACTGCGGAATCTTGTCCATACAATTTTTCTTTAATCTTGACTTCGAGATTGTCTGTGGTATTGACAAGGTCGTTTCCAATTTGATCAATTGGGATTTTTGTACTACGACTTAACATGTCAATGATGTGAGACTTTCTGACCACAAACGGAAGTCCTTGTATTTTAAGTTTTGCACAGGCACTGTCTATTAGGTCAATTGCTTTGTCTGGCAATTTTTTATCGCTTTGATAACGTACACTCAAGTCAACTGCCGAGTCAATGGCCTCATCGCTGATGTCACCATCGTGGAAGTTTTCAAAGTGTCCTTTGAGTCCACGTAGTATTTCTTTTGCAACATCCGAGCTAGGTTCATCGACAGTAATACGATAGAATCGTCTCATCAATGCTCGATCTTTTTCAAAGCTCTGTGTGTATTCTTCCCAGGTTGTACTGGCAATGACTTTGATGGTACCTTTGCCCAACGCTGGTTTGATCATGTTAGCAAAATCAACACTGCTTTGATTTCCTGCTCCGGCACCACGCATCTGATGTGCTTCGTCAATGAATAAAATACACTTTCCTTTGATAGTCAGTGCTTTTATAACATCTTTGAGTTTCTCTTCAAACTCGCCACGGTACTTACTGCCAGCCAACAAACTGCCAATGTCAAGATTGTATACTGTATAGTCTTGTAAATATTCCACTGCGGTTTTGTTAATAATACTAAGGGCAAGTCCTTCGGCAATTGCTGTTTTGCCAACGCCTGGGTCGCCGACTAACAGTACATTGCTTTTATTTCGCTTGGCCAGTACTTCGCTTATTTCTTTAAGTTCGTCGTCTCGGCCAATAACAGGATCAATTTTTCCTTCTTCGGCCATTTTGTTTAGATCGTCACAAAATTCTTCTAAGATTTCTGTAGCACGAACTTGGGTGGCTTTTTTAGCACTAGGCTTTTCGGGATAATGCTGGTTGTAAATATTGATAACAAGATCTCTGTCCAATCCATATTTTAGAATAAAATAAGCCGAATAGCTGGCAGTCTCTGCGCCAATGCTAACAAAAATATCAATCACTTGAACAACATTTCTGCCGCTGAATAGAACTTGTGTCAGTGCTCGATTAAACATACGTTCAAGACTGTGTGTCTTTTTAGGAACAGCTGAACCAGCTTGATCTATTAGATAATCTTGAGACTCTAAATAAGATTCAATGTCGGCAGACATTAGATCAATGTCGGCCCCGGCATCTGTCAACATCTGTTTAAATGGTTCATATGAAATTAGTGCTAGTAGCAAATGCTCAAGAGTCACATAACTATGATTGTATTTTTTAGCGGAATTGGTTGCCGCAGTTAAGATAATTTCAATTTCGGGATTTGGTTGAATGGCCATAAAAATATTTATTGTATACCTTTAATTTGTTTAATAAGATTGATCTGATTGTCATTTAAACCAGTCGGAGTAATAATTTGAATATTGACCAATAGATTTCCTCTATCTGCACTATGCATGTGATAAAGCCCTTGAGCTCTTATTCGAAGTTTAGTTCCGTGTTGGATACCAACTGGTACCTGCAAAGTAAATTTTTTATTATCAATTCCTTCTACTTCAATTTCTTTTCCTAGCATGGCATCGAAACTGTCCAGCTGGTAGTTTATTATAACGTCTAGGTCCTGTATTGTAAACCGCCTGTCAGCAATAACCATGATTTCAACATATAAATCTCCTCGATGCACATCGTCATGTAAGTTATCGCCGAGCCCGGAAAATTTTATTATGTTCCCGCTGGTAATTCCACGTGGCAATTGTATTTCTACATTTTCTCTACCTCGGCTGGTTTGTATGCTTATTGTTTTTCTTTGATCCGACAGAGTTTCAAAAATTGGAACTGTGATTGATATTCGGATATCTTTATTTTGTTTTTGTCTTCGAACATTAAAATTAAAATTTTTAAAGAAATCTTCCATGCCTGGAGGAACACCGCCGAACCCATCAAATGGATGACCATTGACAGTAAATCGCATGCCTGGGTTACCGGACCTTTCAAAATCGTACTGTTGACGCTTGCCAGGATCTCCTAGTGTGTCGTATGCCGTTTGAATGTCTTGGAATTTGGCAGTGTCTCCGCCTTTGTCAGGATGGTGTTGGCTCGCCAATTTGCGGAAAGCCTTTTTAATTTCGTCCGGCGTTGCAGATGTAGATACGCCTAGTGTATCATAATGATTCATTTGTCTAAGTATAAAAGAAAAACCGGCTAGTGTCAAACTAACCGGTTATCAAGTAACTAGTTAATTACTTTTTACCGTCGGGCACTTTTTCGCCTTCTACTTTCTTGTGTACTTTGATTTTTTTACAATCTTGTACAACCTTGCCAGCTTTGTCTTTAACAACATTTCCAGCTTTGTCTTTTTTGTCTGTGCAAACTTCTTTGATTTCGCCACCGGCAAGTGCTGGTTGTGCCAATGTTAATGCTAGACCTGCTACAAAAATTATGTGTTTCATGATAGTTTATCCTTATATAAGTGGTTGTGGATCGTTGGGAATTACTTTTTTCCCAGATGCATTTGTTCCAACTGGTGCTGTGTCAACAATTGGTGTTGTTCCCCAACTTGGTCCAGAATTAACTGGCCCAGACGTTGACGCTCCAAATGCTGAACTGCTACCAAAGCCTGTTGATGCTGGAGAACCGAAGCCCCCAGGTGCGGAACCAAATCCTGATTGAGGTTGGCCAAATGTTGAAGGCCCGCTTGCAAATCCTGTTCCTGGTGTTTGTATTCCGCCATTGTTTGCTCCTCCTAGTTTTTCTTGTGTGCGACCAAATGCCGCAATACCTAGAACCGCACCCATAGCAATGTGGAATAAACCGGCACCTTGTAGTGTTAGTGGATTCCATTGTGTAATTTGTGTGCCGGTAGTAGTCTGTAACAGACTCCATAAGACTGGAAATACAACCATGTCCATGGTACAGACTAGCATGTACATCCAACCCATCATTGGACGCCATTTTGAATTCATCCAATCTTCTTTTTTTGTTTCGCTTGCGCTTTTAACTTGTTCGCTCATTTCCAGCTCCTATTTGTCTTATTTATAACCCGCTTGCACCTGTTGTGGCCCACTCACGTGCGCCATTTGGCAATGTGCGTTCGCAAGCTAATTGTGCTACTAGAGTTGTAACAACACCTGCTACAACGGCCGCACAGCTTTGTGGTACAATCATTGCACCTGCCGCGGCATCCATACTCTTAGCCAATGTAAATGCAATAGCGTCTGTTAAGATTTGTTTATTAGCGTTGCCAATGGCTTTGCGTACATCGGGGGCCATCCAGATTAATTCAACGAATGCTTTGGCAGTTAAATCACATGCGGCACCTAATGCAACAGCACCAACAGTTTCTTTAGCACTTAGACCACTCGGCAATAAGTTCGCCACCTTGGGCTACAGCATATACACCGGCACGAGCACCTTGCTCCATACTCTTCACAGCAAGTTTACTGCCTGCTTCAATGTCGTTTAATGCGGCATCTGCAACTTTAGCTGTGGCCATTGCATTACGAGTCGCAATAGTTTTGGCTTGTCCAGCTGTACTAACCGCTGTATTTTTAATTGTGTTAACCGTATTGTTTGCCAAGTTTGTTGCATCAGAAGTTAAATTCCCTGCGGTATCAACAATCTGCTTGCCTGCTACATTAACTACCTTAGTAGTTTCTTTTACTACTGTGTTGGCTGTATTAGTAACGGTATTTGCAACTGGTTGTACAACTGTCTTGTTGATGTCGTTGCCTACTTTTTTCCAACTGCTTTTCTTAAATGGATTGAATCCCATAATATATTTCCTTTAATATTATTTTAAAACCAAAGGAATAAACCATTAAGACTCAACAGTATTCCTATTCCTGCAACAGCAAAGCTACCCCAAAACATGCCCATACTAACTGCTAAAATAGAAGCAGATAATACAACAATGGCCAGCTGGTAAGCAGTACTTGCATATCCAATCCAGGGACTAGATTTTTTAGCTTCGTCACGAGCGGCTTCCATTGCTCTGGCTCGAACAGCAATTTCTTTCTTGTCATCATCCATGCGCTCTTTTTCAGACATGAACTCTGCTTTTAGCTTTGGATCACTAGTTGTCTTGGCAGCAATTTCGTAGCTAACACCACGACCTGCTTTGGCTTGATACTGTGCCCATGTATTGTTAGCACCTAGTGTATTGTTAAGAACTGTTGAACTTAACTTGCCACCGTACCATGCATTGACTGCTAACAATAACGCAAATATAGAAATAACCATACCTGCTTTGTCTTTTAGTTTGGCTTCACGCTCTGAACGTGATCCTACCGGAGGCTTTGGAGCATCTGGATCTTTTGGTGTTTTGTTTATTAACTTTAATACTGAATCAACTACTGACATTTTTGCTCCTTATACTAATTTCATTGCTATATTGCAAGCCTGCACAACATAGCGGAATAATTCTTCGTTGCCAGCACACTCTTGTGCGGCACGAATGTCTCGTATCTCTTGTAAGAGATAATTTTGTTCTTCTTCTGAGATATTACCCATGTGGCATTGTTCAACAATGGCCTGAATTTCTTGTTCTAGTGGATGCATTATCTTCCTTCCCATGCCGATCGAGCGGCTTGTATACGTTGTGCGGCTGTTTTCTTTCCTAGATCACAAAATACTCGACTGCCGCCTCGACTCATGCGTTCTGTGTGTGCTTGTAGCCCTTTGAGATTAGTAGCTTGAGGATCACTGCGCCACTCACTGAAACGTGCTAGCCGTGTTGCCGCATCAATTGCCGGAGTCCAATTTGGATTCTCACAGTTAACACGTTCAACAGCAATATCTACATCAACCAATGCGCCAAACATTTCTGGGTCATGTGGTCGAGGCCAATACTCTTTGATAGTACTGCACCCAGTTAGCGAAACAACAGCCAATGCTAGTAAAATGCGTTTCATTTAATTTCCTCGTAGATTTTCTTTTGGTCCTTGTACCAGTCCTGCCACCCGTGTGTTTTTTCAGCACATTGATAATAGGTAGCATAGTTTTGAATAACCACTTTTAACATTTCTCGTAGACTGTTTTTGCCATCGTCGATCAGCATCAAGTCAGGACAACGCTCTAATAGAATTTGTGGAGCCACAGGAAATGCTGGCTTGACTGGTACAGTAGTCGAGCAGGCTGTTAGTGCTAACAACAATGCTAAAATAATGTACTTCATTTCTTGGCCCCTTTGCGTAATTCTTCAATGGCCTGATTCATACGAGCGGCTTCGTTGTGTACATCAATGGCTTCCTTGGGAATAGGGCAAGTCTGATCAAACTTTACTATTTCTTGTACTCTATCCACATACTGCACAATGGTATCGGCTTTTTCTTTGATAACTTTGGTCTTGGTAATGACTTTTGTTTCTACCACTGTGTTGACTTTGGCAGATTCTTTTTTGGCTTCTTCTAGTTTGGCTTCTAGTTCTGCCACCTTTGCTTGCCATTTGGCTTCGTTGGCAATACCGCCTTCCATCCATAAACCAAGACATACTGCAACTGTACCAGCAATTTTTAAAATTAAATTATATTGACTAACAAAGGGAATACGTTTAAGTACCCAGGCCGCAAATACTGCTACGATACCTGACAAGGTTAATACATGCCAGACCCAGTCCGGTATCAATGATAGCATCCACATTATTTGCCACATTTTTAGTGTGCCCCAAGAACGTGTAGTGCGTGGTTGTAGTGCTTGATACGATCGTCAAGGCCAATTGTTCCACCGTTAATACGTTTGGTCAATGTCAAGATGTCGCCTTTGTCAGCCCACTGATTCAAGTTGTTGGCTTCCCAGAACCAAGCCGCACTTTGTACACAACCTTCGAATGTGGTCAAGTGCTCGCTGGCTTCTTCAACTGTTTGTTCAGTTGATTGAGCATAACGTGTGTAGTTGTCTTTGCCAGTCAATTGTATCAGACCACGACCGCAATAGCGAAAGCCATCGCCACTGTCCTCTGGACCATTGCCCATACGGTTAGCATAAATTCTATTTGCAATTGCTTCTTGTTTGTTGGGCAGACTGCAATAGTGAGTGGCAGTTGGCAAATCAAAATATTTCTTAAACAATGTCACAAGTGTCTGTGGACGATAGTTTAAGTTTTCTTTGATAGCTCTGAACCCACCACTTTCGTGAGCGCATTGTGCCAAAAAGGCCGCCACACGAGGTTTGGTATTGATATCGTAGTCTGGTAAAATTTCGCACAGTGCTTCGTACCAATGATCGATATAAGGGTTGTTGGGTACTACCTGCTTTAGTTGATCTAGTGTAAAATCAAAATCGAATGACATGTTTGAATGCTCCTAATAAATTTTAAATTATTCCGGCCAAAACTCTTAGACTTTCTGTGTAATCATTTTTTGGTGCTTTAGTTTTAACTTCTACACCTGCGGCCGCTTTTAATGAATCAATCTGGTCGCTGCCAAATCTTGATTCGTACTCTTGTGGTGTTAATGGAATTATGCGAGCTAAATTTTCTTGTGTTAGTTCGGTGTAACTTGATTTGCCTCGATACTTAACAGTCCATTCGTCAATTTCTTGTTCTGTTAAATTTAATAAATCGGTAGTCAGTTCCATAATTTGTTGAGGTAGTAATTTGCTTCTTTCTAGTTCAACAAAAACTACATAGTCGCCGTCTTCTAACTCTCCTGAGCTGACATCAGCATCCAGGACATAATCATAACCTATTTCAAAAAAGTTAATCATATCAAACCCTGGTTCTTTACCGTGCAGTCGATAGCTGATTACGCAAATGTCTTTGTCATCGCCCATTTTGCTTTTAAATTCATCAATGTGAATGTTTGGCTCTACCAGGCGCTTTAGATCTCCGGACTCAACACCTTCGGTAATTTTATTGAACATTTGCTACCTCATTGTTTTCTGTCTTGTACATTTTGTCATCTAACCCAGTTTCGTAGCTTTGGTCTATGTCTTCGGCATCAATGGTACCAGACTCTAATTCAACGCTACCTTGGTGTATATCCTGCATTAATGATTTTGGCATTACTATAGTAACTAACCAAATTGGTGTTTTGCTCTGTTTGGCTACTCTTGTGCCGGGCTTGAAATCGCTGGGATCCTCGATTTTTTTAGGAAAATGCAGTTCATCTTCTTTGTACTGAACTTGACATCCAAAGTTTAGCAAACGCTGTCCGCCTTTTGGGTCAGGCATAAGTTTGTATGGCCACATAAAAGTACAAGAAACAAAGTACTTTTCGTAAACAGGGCCTTCGACTAATTCACCCTTTTTCCAATTGGCAAAAGCATAGCAATCAAGTTCATCGATTACACGCTCAAAATCTAATAGACTGACCAAACTGCTTTTGGTCATATAAATTTCTTTAGTATTTTCAATTACATCTTTTAAAGGCAAGGGCATATTAAATTTCCACGTTATATCTTATTTATTAAAAAAGGATCCCTAGGATCCTTTTAGTCTTTGTTGCACGACAGCAATTATCTACGTAGTTAATACGTAAAAGTTTTATAATCTTTGTCCTAATTCTTCAAGATAGGCAGTGGTTTTGTTGGTTATTATTCCGGTTACCTGCAGAGTCGCTCTTGGCACACGACCGGCATTGGCAGTTGAGTGCGGAACATTTATCCAATCAAATGTACTAACATCCCCGGCTTTCCATCCACTCCACATGTAATTACCATAACTCCAAAAATGTCCTTGTTGCCAATCTGTTAATTGTACAAAATAACGCACCACTTGTGAAGGATCAGCAGGCATCCATTTTTCCAGCTTGTCTAGATGTAAATTCCATACTTGCCCAGGGTATTGCACATGGATACGTGCCATACTTTTATCCAACGCAAATTGATCTGCAATGTGTTGAAACAAGGGCGGCAAGTCATAATTTAGATTTGTTACAATATAATCCTTGCCCATACCTATTCGTTCTAGATCATATTCTTCTTGATCGTAGTCCTGGTTGGAACGAGTCAACGGATCATTTGCTCGGCCACGTGTTCGCCAGGTAACTGGTTTTGAACTGTCAATTACAGACTGTAACTCTGTGTCCCACGTTGATTCAATATTGCCTAGTTGCTGTACAGTATCCCATCTGGGATCCATTTTTGAGTTGTCAAAATGATATTGACTTCGTTGTCGTGTTATGTCCCAGTTGCTGTTCATATTACTGTTACCCTTACATCGCTTGCACCATAGTTTTGATTATATTCTTCTGGAGGAACTTGTATTTTTAACATTCTGGCTAACTGTTGATTTGTTAAAGGATGTTGCCCAGGGTATTTGAATGAAGCACTAACAATACCTGTGTTTTGTTGTTTGATTATGCTGGCCATTGTTTTTAAGTCTTGATAATAGCCATGATAGTTGGGATACGAGATGTCAAAATGACCGCACTTGACCCACCATCCTAGACAAGCATCATCTGGGCGATGCACCAGCACAACAGGACATTCGGGCCAGGTTCTTTTAATAAAGTCGACATGATTACTAAACACATGACTTTTGACAATTCTAACACCTGACCCAGTAAAAGCACTATCGAACTCTTTTTCTAAATCTTCTTTGGTATACTTGTCCATGTTGTCCAACAGTTGGCCAAATTCCATTCCTGGATCGAAGTATGCACCCAGATGCATTAGTTCTCTTTTGCCTGATGCATCGTGATAGTATGTGCGCTGGTCTGAATAATCACTGGTGTCAATGCTGGGACTGTAGTAGATATTCTTTACTACACTGCTCCATTTTGAGCCTGGTGCACCGGCTACAAATATGTATTTCATTTGTTGGGATTAATTCTACGAGCAATGGGTTGCCAAGTCTGTTGCAGTCGAGCCATGCTTGCTCTAACTCCTGCGGCACTGTGTTCAGTGGGCGTAATATACATCATGTTTTCTTTGAACTTGACAGCGGCCTCTGCACTGCGAATTGCAGGTACAAACTGATCACGATACCATGTTTGTATTTCCGGAGGTGTTCCAGGCGGCAATACCATGTTCCAGCAACCGTGAATACTTAATCCAGGTGCAGCCTTGCTCATCAAAGGAATATGTTCTAGCCCAGGCAGAGTGCGTGTATCTGCAATACCAATAAACTTTAGCTTGCCTGCTTGTACAAGCGGATAACCCACGGCCACAGGAGTTACACCAAATTCTACATGCCCGCCCATAACATCTAATAGGGCCTGTGCAGGGCCTTTGTACATTACAGTTTGTAAGTTATCACTGCCAGGTACACTTACCTTGTCCACAAGATATTCCACTGCCAGTTTGTGACCACCACCGCCAATGGCTACAGTTAGTTTTTGTCGATTGCGAATAGCGGCTACAAATTCTTCCGGAGTGTTGATCTTACTCGAAGGGTGAGCCCAGAACGCCAACGGACTGCGAGCAATGTTGGCAATGGGTTCTAGCTCCATGGGGTTGTACTTGATCATGTCCTTGAACCAAATTTCAGGAGTGACCCAGTTTGATTGACAAGCAGGTACCGACATAGTGTGACCATCACGTGGAACAGTGACAAAGTGATTGATAGCTATGTTACCATCTGCACCAGGTCTATATTCAGGTACAAATTTTGCTCCTGTTTGTTTTTCCACAATGTCTGCTACAATTCTAAATGATATTTCATTCCCTGCGCCAGGGCCATTGGGAAATATAACTGTTACAGGCTTTGTGGGTTGCCAGGCAAATGCCAATGCTGGTAGTAATGCCAATAAGGCGAGAAGTTTTTTCATGTGTGATTCCTTTGATTAAATACTTATAGAAAAAATTGCACTTGGTGCAAAATTATTTATCAAATGGGAAAATTTTTCAATGAATACTAAAATTTTTGCACTATTAACAAAAAATTTAAAGGATGCCTTTAGTTTACCTAAGTATCAAAAGATAATCATAGACGAAACAACTGTAGTGGATAAGCTACCATGGACTCCTGCAAGATACCGCAAGTTTAAAGATGCGGTAGAAGCAGAACTAAGTCTACCCTGTGATTACGTTGGAACATTGGGGGATATTGTTGCCGATCTGAGTGAACGTTACACACATCGTTTCTTTAGTGAAATTTGGAAACCTCGCACCGGTGACTACGATTATACTGGATGGAATTTGGCCGATGAGATCAACAAACAAAATCCCAAGGCAGTACTAGATGTAGGTTGTGGATACCACCCATTCAAGGGTCGTATTCCAAACTTGGTAGGCATTGACCCTTACAACAACTGTGCCGACTTTGAAGTTGACATTTTAGAGTATCATGTCAAACAAAAATACGATCACATTATTGCTCTAGGATCAATTAACTTTAACAGCAGAAACGAAATAGAAAAACGTTTTGCTCATTGTGTGTACTTGTTAGATGATGGTGGAAAATTTTATCTAAGAGCCAATCCTGGAATCCCGCATAAGACAGGACCATATGTGGATATTTTTCCGTGGACATTTGAAATAGTAAATGAATTTGCTGACAGATATGATCTTAAATTATTGGAGTTTAAAAAAGACGCCAACGATAGATTATATTTTGTATACGAAAAATTATAAAAGTGTAAACACTTTATCAGGACTGGCTGTTTGCAAAATCAGATCAGTTTCGTCACTGGCCAGTCCTGTGATTTGAACCATGTGCCTATCAGCAAAGCCCGTATTTGCTGTGCTGTGCGGAATGTCTCTCCAATTCCAAGTTATGCAATCACCGGCACTCCATTGTGTCCAGCAAGAATTGCCCAGCATAAAAACTTGACCCAATTCCCAATCACTTAACATGATTGCAAAGCGTCTGACCAAATCTGGATTCTTTTCAATCCTGGTTGCTTCTGGGCCGTACAAGTAATCAACATGTGTATGCAACATCTGCCCGGGGCGTTGATTGTGATATCTTATGGTGCAATCTTTGAGCCCTAGTATTTTAGACATGTTGATAAATTTAGGTACACTGTCTGCAATGGCACGGTCTACACTTTTATCGGCAGCAACGTTTTTAAGATCACGAGTCATCTGTTTAGTTAAGATAAATCCTTCGTATTGATAGCTGTTGCTAATATCTAAGTTTTCACTATCTGCCCAGCCCCAAGGCATTGAATTGGGTTGGCAATCCTGTATCTCTTGAGTCCAGTCCGAATTAAATTTACAAACTTGAATATATGAATCTTTAAGATTTTGTTCCGGTGTACGCCGAGTGTCAAAATGCCATTGACTCCAGCGCCAGCGGTTAGTTTTAGTTGACATATGATTTGAATAAGTTAGTCGATAGCTTAATACTTATCAACGTATCTGTGAACATAAACACTATTACATTCGAAACTGATGTATACTTAAATAATTGCATGGGCCAGAGCTTTTGATCTAGTCCATGATCAAAAAGCAACAGTTCATAGTCAACAGGAGACGACAACTTTGTCTAAACGAAGAAATAGAGCACCAGCTCAAATGAACGATAACACTATTAGTTTCAATAACTACGTAAATCAAAAAAAGCCAGTACAGCTTATTCCCAAGACCTTAACCCAAGAAAAATACATTAACTTGCTTCAAGACGACAGCAAGCTGATAGTTTTTTCAACAGGTCCTGCGGGTACAGGAAAAACTATGCTGGCAGTGCTAGCGGCTATAAAGGCCTATAGAGAGGGCGACTGTAATAGAATTATAATCACAAGACCGGCAGTGGGTGTAGATGACGAAAAGCATGGCTTTCTACCTGGAGATTTAAATCAAAAGATGGAGCCATGGACTAGACCTATTATTGATGTGATGCAGGAGTATTATAAACCAGCTGAAATTGCTAAAATGCTAGATGACCAAATAATTGAGGTATCTCCACTGGCATTTATGCGTGGACGGACATTTAAAAATTCGTGGATTATTGCAGACGAAATGCAAAACGCGACACCTAACCAAATGAAAATGCTGTTAACACGCTTAGGCGAAGGAAGTAAAATGGTAGTCACCGGAGATACACGACAAGCCGATCGTCGAGAGGTTGACAATGGTTTATTGGATTTTAAACGCCTAGTAGAAAGTTATAAGTCGTGCAAATACATTGATGGTGTAGAGTTCACAGGTAAAGACATTCAACGGCATCCTGCTGTGGCTGAAGTTTTAAAAATTTATAAGGAGATTTAACCTGTAACAATCTCAAATATTTCTTTCCAATTTTTAACAACTGGAACTGACTTATGGAAATGGTGCATGTTATGACCATGCTCCATTAACAGAGGTTTGAGCCCGACATGTAAACCAGCAACGGCATTTTCGGGCTTGTCCTCGATCCACCAGCATCCGGTGTCCTGGTAAGGCTTTAGTGCATCATCTTTGTCGGCTCCGGTGTCTAAACAAACTACCTTTTGAAAAACTGTTTCGCCAAATAATTTGGCCAAGTTCATTTCGCGAAGTTTTTTTGCATTAGGATCAAGACTCAGACTTGTAATACAATGAAATACATAACCAAATTCTTCATGCAGTCGTTTCACATAGTACATGGCGTCACGCAAGGGAGGCAAAAAGCCAATTGCGGCTGATTCGTTAAACATTTTGATAAGTTTTTTACCTTGCTCCCATGAAATATTATAACGTTCTCCGATGTTGTAGTTTAGTTCACCACCGGGAACTTTTTCGAATCCATGTTGCTCCATCCAAATAGCAAATGCATACTCCCAGTTAAGAAGTACGCCATCTGCATCAACTAAAATAACCGAATCTTTCATTTGTGTTCCTGTTTGAGTATGTAAATACATTATAACAAATCTTGAAATAAAAATCAAATGAATATTTTAGTCTGGTCCCCGTGGTACGAAGGTTACCATTCCGGGTACGATGTGCATTTTTACCTGTTTAAAACTCATTACAAATATTATGGAGCACACCCATCTGCGGCTCAATTTCAAAAAATGCTACCGGTTGTTGCGCCAACTGGTAAACAAGCATTGGCAAATTTAACCAGTAAACCAGACGCAGTTTTTTTAGGAGTGTATACCTGGAATAAAAGATTATGCCATGAGTTTATCAATGAGCTATTACATCACTATCCTTCTACCCCGGTATTTCTTGGTGGGCCAGAAGTTGATTTATACAATCAGGAAGAACTTCTGGCATTTGAAAATATCAAAGGGTTAGTACAAGGCGAAGGCGAAGTGCCACTGACATTAATTGTTGATGCTGTAGTTGAACAAAAGCCATTTGATGATATACCGGGACTATGGATTAGAAAAGAAAATCAATTTGTTAAACCAACAGTTGATGCTCCTCGTATATCTTTTGCAGGCGGCAAAGGAGCAAAAGGCAATTCATTCTTTGAAGTCACTTATAATGTTCTATTAGAAAATATTGACGAAATTTTAATTGACATGAGCATACATAAACAATTAAATTTATGGCCCACTAAACAATTAACCTTCTGGCTAGAACTAAGCAGAGGATGTCCATATGGATGCGTCTATTGTGATTGGGGTGGTGGCATTGAGCAAAAAGTAAGAAGAAGACCGCACGAAGAATATAAAAAAGAAATCGAACTAATTGTCAAACACTGGGATAGTGTTTTTGTAACAGATGCCAATTTTGGTATATTTCCAGAAGATATAGAAGTTTCTCAATTGTTTGTTGATCAAGTTAACAAACTTGATAAGAAATTTTATATGGGGTATAACATTGCCAAAAACAATCAAGGTAATGTTACCAAAATTCTTGAAATTACCAAACAGTTAACTCCACCTGGCAATATCATTGTGCCAATACAAAGTGCAGACGAACAAACATTAAAGATCATTAAACGAAAACAAATATCCGGGCCGCAGTTGTATGACATGTATTCTAAAAGTTTAATCGGGGAAAACTTTCAAACACAAATTATTACTGGATTACCAGGTACTACATATGATGTAGAAATGAAGGGGATTTTTGAGGCTTACAATAAAAACATTAATACAAAACCAACACTATGTTTAGTAATGCCACAAGCCCCAATGGCAGATCCTGAGTTTTTAAAAAAATGGGAAATAGAAACGTTTTCAACTGGTCATTACCTGAGTGTATTCAATGAAGAAAATGACGAAGGCAGTGGATTTGCAGTGCGTTACGTAAAGAGTTGTAAAAATTTTTCGTCAGATGATTTAACTAAAACTTTTTTAAGTATCGAATTTTTAAAATTGTTTGAAGAAAGCTGGGTAACAAAGTTTGCCAAACAATTGGCAATATCAAACGGTTACTCGAGCAAAGATTTTTATGAACCGTTGTTAAATAAATTTTTTAATGACACCGATTGGTTTAATGGTTACGTTGAAAAATTTCACAACAGTTTTTACAGTTGGTATAATGAGAATCAGCCGTATGGCAAAGTCGATGATAGTTTTATTTCAGAAATTTTAATAGAGCTAGCAATGAAGAAATATCAACACGGGCAATTAAAAGAAGAAATACTAGATATGGTTGGCCATATGCATCCATTAATGGGGCAGGCATTGGATCTAGGATTTTTTACTTTACCGTATCCGGAAAAAATTAAAAAACTTGAATTGAACTTTTTGTTAAATGATGGAATAATAGTTCCACATGAATCTAAACATGCATTTTGGTTACTGCGCGATCCGTATACAAAAAATAAAAATACCGAAGCGTTGCAACTAAAGATGTCAATTGATCGAATCAATAAAAGAATTTTTACAGATAAAACTCAAGTTGAGCAATACCTTAGAGAATTATCTTCGTCGAGAAAGATGCTGATGCAAAGTACTCAAGTAATCTCGCTGACTAATAAATTTGCTTTCTAAAGAACGAACTTTTCCTCTAAGGAATAGTATTTCGTCTTGCATTTTTTGCATGATTTCTTTGTTGTCTTTAAGTACTTTTTCGTGACTCAACAAGTTAGGACGCGGTGGAGCGTTTGGATCCACCGGACGTTTCTTTTTGGGTTGCATTGCTTTTAAAAAAGGACTTACCATACTATTATTTATTCAACAGTTTCGGCTTTGTTCTGTGCTTGGTCGGCCTGCATTTCAGCTTCTAGCTCGTCGAGTACTGACTCTAGATAGCTTTGATCTAGCTGTTTCATTACTGCGGTAATGTAGTTGTGGTACCCTGCAAAGAAATATTTAAATAAACTTTTAAAATCTTTGTTATCGTTGAAGCCGTTACGTTCAACTGTTTTGTTGCTGAGATTAATAATAATTTTAGCAGTGGCACTACTGTTTTTTAATCCTCTGGTAATTTCAACTTTTTCGTCGTACTGAAGATTGGAAGTATCTTTCATCCACCCTGCTTTGTTGGTACGCACACCAGGTTTTGGTTTCATTGTATAAAATGCTACCAAGTAAATACTTTTTAGTTTACTCAATTTGACTTAACTCCACTAATGTTGCTGAAAGATTGATTTCTGAATCAGCACAACTACTGTGATTCACTAAACCTTTTCTGATTATCAAGATTGCTTCATCTTGTTGTTCTGGTGTCTTGCCCCACAGATTTAAATTGTCATACATCCATCTGAAAATTTCATCCATTTCCTCGGGCCTTGCCTGACTACACAACAAAGCTCTTGCTTCTCTGATCTTGCCTTCTTTGAATAGATCAACCATGGACACACGATAATCTGTAGTGCCGCCGTCTGACTCTTTGGGACTAGACAGTTTTCCAGTATTGCTATTGCTCTGTAGCAAATTAAGACATTTTCTTAGATCAGGATATGTAGCACGTACATAGCTATCCAGCGTATCCAAATCAAACTCGGTGCTTTCTTCTACCAGAACTGTTGCCGCACGAGCTGTAAATTCTGTTTGATCAGTCCTGTGAATTTGTAATTCGCAACAACGACTTTTCAATGGTGTAATTATTTTATATAACAAATTACAGGTCAGAATAAATCTAGCCTGACTTTGATAAGTTTCCATTAGGCCACGCATCAAAGCCTGTGCATTGTGACTAAGATAGTCAGCTTCGTCTAACAGCACAATTTTAAAATCACCAAACGGCATTGTGCTCACAAAGCCTTCGATCTTGGTCTTTAGGAAGTCCACACCGTTGTCTCGACTGGCGTTTACCTGCAATATATCAAAGTCATCAATGCCAAGTTGATTAATCAGTATCTTGGCCAATGTTGTTTTTCCTGTGCCGGCAGGACCGTGTAGTAATAGATGTGGAATACTTTTTTGTTTGATCCAATCTTCAACTTGTTCTTTGGTACTGGCATCTGTAAAAACGTAACCGTCAATTGTTTTCGGCCGATACTTCTCAGTCCATAATTCTCTCATTGATAACTCCAAATGTAAATGTTAATATCGACTACCTGATTGCCCGGGATCATTTGATCCAGTACATTCAAGATTATGATCAGTTGCATGTGGGCAACGTTTATTATTACAACCAGGACACAGTATCATACGTGTAGCCACATACGGAATCTGTGAACCTGGTTCAACATAGTCTATGTTGCAATTATAGCAATAACAGTCAGGCTTTTCAATAACTTTTTTGTTCTTCTTACTAAAGATAGAGTCCCAATTGTTAGCAAATTGATCTTGACTTACACTGTACGGTCTCGGACTTGAGCCTTTACCACTCATACCAATTCCTCAAGGATACCTAATAATTCAGCGATAATAAAAAATGTTCCTGCCCAAAATAAATTGCCAATGACCAAATTGCCGCCGGCAATGATGCGTAAAAAACTCTTTGCCAGGCTGACATAAAAATGTCCACGGCTAGTATCTTTGGGTTGAACTTCCATTATCTTTCCTTGCGCTCTGCATACACTGAGGTCGAGATAGTCTCATCGGAGTCGGGTGGCACGTCACTGACAAAAATTAAACATTCAGGATCAGCCAAACGTATAACTGTTTCCTCACCATCAATAATCACTTTAATTCCGCGGCTCCAACGACCGTGCTCGACCAATACCCACTGGCCAGGGACAACATCTTTTTGTTCCGGGCCAACAGCATATATTTTGGCCCAGCGTGGACGAATACCATCTGTCTTTCCATCGTCGTTGAGCAACATAATACCACTGCTCAATTTTCTGCCACTAAAATCCATTTCGGTGACAATAACTTTGTTATGCAACGGTAACAAAGATTTAATTTCAATCGCTGATTGATAGCCAGTTTTTTCTTTGAACGGATTTTCTAAACCAATGCCCATTGTTAGATCCTTTGTACGCCTTTGGCCTTGTTTGGCGGGGTCATTGGTTCTTGATCTACTGTAGCAGTGCCAGCAACTGAACTGGCAAAACTACCTCGCATGGCCTTTGCATCCAAAATTGATTCTGGTAATGAATCTTGTTGAATGGCCGCCAAACTTGAATCCATAACTTTAGATGGCTTAACAGAATCCACTACAACTTCTGTTGCAGTATCTCGAACCATTGGAGTATTTAAATTGTAATAGTCTGCCATGGCTTTCTTTTTTGTGCCAACTACTGCACCTCCTGGGCCCAATTCGTCTCCTCGTGCGTTGACTTTCATATTGCCAATGGCAATGGCTTCTTCATTTTGCAGCCTCAATTTATCCATGTCAATTTCTTGACCTAGTGATGTTCTATAAATTCGTTTTGACATTTTTTAATCCTTATTTTAAAAATTCAGTTATATCTAAATCATAGTATAGGCTGTTAATTTTATGTACACCTAATAGGTATAGTACAAAACTAGCAACGCTGGATCCTCTACCAACGCCCCATACAATGTTATTCTTTTTCGCAGTATCTACAAAATATTTAAGAAATTTTAAAAGATCAAACATATTTCTTGCTTGAAATAACAATAGCTCACTTCCGGCTCTTTGTAGTTCTGCTTCAGTTTTGCATTGATCCAGTATCCACTGTGCTATATCCATTTGTTTATATGAATTTTCCATATACCAATTGCTTTGATTCTGAGAATCAAACTCAGAAAGATCAATAGTCAATGGATGATACTGTTTAAGTTTTTTAAACTCAGCAAAAGTTTTTTTAATGCCAGCATTAAATTCGTTGGCATCCTCGACTTCAAAATTTGTTAAATCCAAGTCTGGATTTTTATAAAGTAATTGGGCCAGGTCATTGCAAGTGACCACAGCCCTTCCATAATCGTCGATTTTCATTTGATGTCGATAATCTTGCTAAAACTTGGATTGTCTTTAAAAATTTCTTCTAATTGTTTTCGATTTCGCACGTTCATCTCGTATTGATAATCACTAAGTAGTAGTTGTAACTGTGATATCATACCATAATTTCCAAATTGCATCGATTGCTGAAGTCTCTTCTGAAGGTCGTTGTATTTTTGATGCAGTTCTTCAGTATTTAATTTTGATAAGTCAGGAGACAGAGGATGCATATTAAGTTAAGTTATTATATTTATAAATCGCCCGATTGTCTATTCTCACTATAGAACGGATCAAATGTTCCACCAGGATATCTTGCTTCCAACTTGGTTACATTTTCTGCAATTACATCATTTGGATCAAGGCCCAGTGCCCGACAAGAATTAATCCAGTACCACATGATGTCGCCAAGTTCGCGTTTCATATGGAATAGATTTTCTTCGGTTAGTGGCTTGCCTTGAAAGAACATTTTCTTAGGGATTTCACAAAACTCACCGGTTTCTGCGGCAAGTCCTAATGCTCCAGTGAGTAATAGTGGAACATTAATATCCGGTCCTCCATCGTTACCGTCTAGTTCATCACAGCGGTTCATAAATGTAGTTAAGTCGTTACTAGGTTTACTAGTAACGGCTTATACAAAAGTTTGGTATCGGTTAAGATCAATTTTCATAGCTGTAGTATATTATTAATATACCGCTATGTCAAATATTATTAAGCCAAACGATACCAGGTAGTATTGGCAACTCGA